CCTTGCGATGTTTCAAACGCGAAGCTACTGCCTTTGAGTGTCTGCCACGCTTTCACCGCAGCACGGATCACTTCGGCGGGCGCCTCAGTGTACCACGATCCAGTTTCGTTGAGAGGGCAAGCGACGCACACCGCCGCCCGTTTCTCGGCAAGTTCCCGGCTGACCGGGTTGCCGCCGGCCCCGAGCCAGTCTAGCACGACCGCCGTGCCCTGCGCCGCCCGTTTGATGCCCCACATCGCGCCGCGGCTATCACCCGCCGCCGCAACAACCCCCATAGCGGACGGGAACGCGCTGAGGGCCAACGGAAAAGGGCTAGGGGGGTCCTCCCGAATCCCCAGTCGCTTGCGGGTGAAGGCCTCAAGCTCGAATGCAATCTGTGCCGGGTCCGTTGCCAGGTGCGCCTTGGCGGTGATCGCCGGGTTCGCCTTCCGATGGCTGCGAATGAGGTTGACGGTTTGGTCGAAAGTTGATCCGAGCGGGGTCGGCGCCGTCCAGCCGGTCTCGGGCTGCCTGAACTGCCACCCTCCCGCTGGGAATTCATGTCGATTAAGCATAAGAAATCTCAGTTTTTCGCATAATTTCTCGATGTCTGGCAATCTCTTTCTCGAGCCAGTCCTCATCGGCGGTGGTCTTGGGCGCATCCCCTGGGTGCGCACTCTCGATGACGAAGCCCAAACGGCGCGCGCCCTCCACGGCGATCATCACGCTGTCCGAGTGGTTAGGGGACTGATTCTGGTTGCGCTGCTTGTACTCCGCCTTGGTTTCCAACTCATGCCGGTCCCCATAGACGAACCGGGTTTCCCTCTTTTGGAACTCCTCGGCTGCCAGGAGCGGGAAGCCCCGCGCCTGCCCCGCCTCCACAAGCGCCCGCACCATGAACGCGAGTTCCGAAACGAATTTGGAGTAGTGCTCATAGCAGGTTTTCAACCGTCGCGCCTTGGTTTTCTCGTCAAACACGAACAGGTCATTCGACACAGGACGCTGAGTTGCTGGCCCGCCGAAGTTGATGGCGTTGACAGCCGGGCTCATAATCCGGGAGAACGCGACGGCCAACGTCGCCCGCATCCCGCATTCCACGAACACATTCGCATCGGGAACGCCGAGCATGTTACAATCCGCCTTGGCGAATGTGGCGATCTGGTCCTCTGCCGTCACGCCGACGCCGACGCGCACCGGGATAATTTTCTGCTCCCGAAACAGGATCACTTCCTGACCCCCGACTTCCCCGCCGCATTCAATGAACGTGGACACGCACGGGTCGCCGCCGAAGCCTGCATCGATCCCGTACACCTTGAGCGAGGGCGTCTGGCTCCAAATGCAGGACTTGAACCCGCCGCACAATTCGACCATTTCCACGGTCAGCACGCGATCGCTGATGACGCCCGCTTTACGCACGCCCATGATCAACGACCACCATTCCACGGAGTCTTTGCCTCCCGGCCGCGCCGCAACGCTGTCCACATCCTTCTGGTCAATCAGGTAGGGGTAGTGGTTGCGCGTCGCCTCGTCAAAATTGGGGGAGTCGATCCCCACTAGGTTGATCGTGACGCCGTTGTACTTGTTCCGCCACGTCGTTGTCTTGGTGATCTCGCCCTGGCTGCCCCACCCTTCTTTCGGTTCGGACACAGCATCGAGGGCCTTGCCGTTCATCGCAATCGGATTACCTAGGAGGGCGCAACGAAAGTCCCCTTTGTCCATCGCATCAATCACTTTCAGAAAGTCCACAGAGACAAACTGAGTTTCGTCGGCAAAAAGCCGCCGGCGTGTTTGCTTGATGCCCGCCCAGTTTTTTAGGGCCATTCCCTGATATTCATTTTGGCTATTGAGGAGAGGGATGCCAATGATCCCCTTGTTCATCACGCGAATGTCGTCGTCCTCTCGGTCTTTGCTGAGTTCATCAGTGAATAGACCGTGTTTGGCATCCACCACGTTTCCAGGCAAATCAGGCCATCGGTCCCGCGCTCGCCGAAACAGATTCTTAATATCGCCCCACACCCGCATTTCCAAACCCTGAATCGTGGTGGATGTCATCAAGATCAAAGTTTGCTCAGGGAAAGCCCAGTAATCAAGGAGGCCGATTTTGCTGATGGTTCTCGTTTTTCCAGAGTCGCGGGGGCCGGTGATAATGGAGATTCGTTCGGCGAGATAAGTCTGGAGAATCAGATCCGACCATCGGTGTCGGTCGTCCTCTGGCCAAGCGAGGGCCATGGCGGTCGTGAAGTGATAAAAAAGCCCCTTACCGAATTCGCTGAATACGTCGGGGCTGGTAGTCGCCATCGCAATCATTTGCAGTTCCACATCCATCGGTGGAATGTCATCAGGCCAGATTAGTCCATAAATCAGTTGGCTCATTGTCTTCGTCGGCATCGCGCTTCGGGTCGGGTGCGGAATTTTCGAGGGCCTTGCCCTTGTTGGCAATGGGATTGCCGCTTCAATGGGGCCGCATCCTTCCCGAAGCGCAAAATCTTGAACATCATTTTCGTTGCCAGGGTTCGAGGTAGGGCACGCCGCAGATTTCAAAAAACTCCCGCTCGCTGTTGCAGGGAATGGCGTCGCCTGTCGCCGCGTTCTCAAGGGCCGGCTCGCGGTACGCGTGGACCAGAATGCCCCGCCCTTTGGCCGACTGGATGAGTCGGATGTTGAGTTCCTTTGGCCCGGTCCGAATCACGAGGGATCTCCACCAGCCGCTCGCCGTCGTTGCGAACAGATCCACAGGTATTCCGCTGGCGACGTGGATGGCCAGTTTATTTTGAGATCCCCAGGTAAACAGGCCGGTCTTGCTCGGACGCTGGGCGAGCACATTCACAAAAGCCAGATGCTCTACTGCATCATCGACTTGGCTGTGCTCGTCGGGAAAGAGAAAAGCCGACCCCTGGGTTCCCATCTTCGGCACGAACAGAATCTCAATGTCGCCCACCATCGGCTTGCGGCGCCGGATGCTCCCGGCGATCTCAATGCGCTCGCAGTGCGACGCGAGCGCCTGACGAAGCTCCTGGGCGACGTTAAGCGCCTTTGCCAGCGGGAATTTGGGCCGGTTACTCATGGCGCTATGCGTCGTCGTCCTCTTCCTCGGCAGTCGTGGCGTGCTTCACCTTCACCTTGTCCTGGCCGGGCTTAAGGATCACGATCTCGTCGTCGTAGGTGTAGATGCGGTCGCCGTCGCCGTTGGCTGACAGATCCTTGGCGTGCTTCTGCATAACGGTGAGGAGAGCGGTCTTGGCTGTCGTCAGTTGCTCGCCGAGTTTTTGCCAGCGCTCGCGCAACTTGACGTACGCTTCCGCCGCGTCTTCGATGTCGCTGATTGTGGGTTTTTCAGTCCCGGGAATTTCAAGTTGGGTTCTTGGCATAAATATTGGGGATTTCAGTCGTTATTGGTGTTTGCAGTTTCGGTCACTGGGAGAGTTTCGCAAATCGAGCGGCGGTTGTCAATATCTTTTTTTTGATTTTTCTTGTTGACAAATTATCCGATTTGTGAAAATCTTGCGTCATGCCGAAGAAAAGAGCAACCCAAACGGTGAGATTGGACGCCAAACTTCACCAGTCCCTCAAGAGCGTGGCTTCCGGCTTGGGGATTAAACTGGAACAAGCCATCGAGGAGTCCGTGGTGTGGTGGATTGGACAGAACAAACTCAGGGCCCTCAAGGCGCTGAAAGGAGCGCGATAATGTTCGCCATCGTCAACAGAATCGCGACTGAGGACGGGCAGGTGTTTGAGAGCATCGATGCCGCACGGCAACATGAACTGCTGGCAATCGCCAAAGACAGCGGCGCCAGCATTCCAGAATTCATCGTTCGCAACTGGCCGAAGATTCTTGAGATCATGACGGCCGAGCCTGGGAAGGCGAAGCCCAAGCCCCGGAAGCGGCGCTCGGACTTCGGGACCAAGCGCGCGCCAAAGACACAACCATGCTAACCGCCAATGATCTCACGTTCGACGATTTGAGAATCGTCAACGTGACTCGATGCGAGAGGTTCTTTCACCCTCTGAACGATTGGACTCCTGCGGAGTGGGCCTGTGCCGTGGCTGGTGAGGCGGGCGAGGTTTGCAACGCCGTCAAGAAGCTGCGGCGGGTCAGGGACGGAACGAACACCTCCAAAGACCCGCAAAGCGAAGCGGAGGCTGTGGCCGCCATCGCTGATGAACTCGCCGACACGATCATCTACTGCGATCTGTTAGCCGCGCGTCTTGGCATCCACCTCAACGATGCCGTTCGGAAGAAGTTCAATGAGGTTTCTGACCGGATGCGGTGTCACATCAAATTATGAGCGTGCGCATCATCAACTCCGACTGGATCTCCGGCCTCAAAACTCTGCCTGACCAAAGCGTTCACTGCGTCGTGACGTCACCGCCTTACTGGAGACTCCGGGATTATTCGGCGTGTTCCTGCATCCAGATTCGGCCCCGGGAGCAGAGCGGCATTGCCCTGGTGCCGCGTGGCGAACATCTGCCAACAACTCGGGAGCCGTCCGAAGTCCATGCCAAGCCCGAGCCGAACCCAAACTGTCCCAAGTGCCACGGCATGGGCAAGAATGAGGCGGTTAACAGGGCACAGTTGGGTCAGGAAAAAACGCTGGCGGATTATATCGAAAAGCTCGTCGCCGGTTTCAGGGAGGTCCGCCGTGTTTTGCGCGATGATGGCCTGTGCATCATCAACCTGGGGGATGGCCACGCCAGCGCCGCGAAGAAGTGGGGAGGCAGCCAGGGCAATCTGCCCTGCAAGCAAAACACCAATCGGGGCAGTCGCCACGCCGCAAAGGTCGAAATGCCGGAAGAGATCGGCTACAAAGACCTGCTCTTGATTCCATTCCGACTCGCGCTTGCCCTCCAAAGCGACAGGTGGGTTCTTCGTAGCGTCATTCCGTGGATCGCGCCCAACAAAATGCCCGAGTCAGTCGAGGACCGGCCAACCTGCCAGATTGAGTATTTCTTGATGTTGACGAAATCGGAGCGGTACTACTGGGACCGCTGCGCCGTGATGAAGGAATGCGCCGCCGCAACCTTACCCGAGATCGAACCTGATTACCTGGGCGCGGGTGTTAAAGACTACGCGGGGGCGGGCGCACAAGACCCGAGCGACAGCAAACGCCGCATGGTCGAGGCTCTACGGCGCAATGGCGGACAGGCCAATCGCCGGACAACGGACTGGCTAATTGAATCATGGCGGGGCCTGATTCACGATGGCACCGGCAACCCATTGGCCATCTTGGTCAACACCGCTGGCAGCAAGACGAAGCACACAGCCACCTTTCCGCCGAAACTCATTGAGCCGTTTATCCGGGCCGGCTGTCCATCGGGCGGCACCGTCCTCGACCCCTTCGCCGGCAGCTTTACTACCTGCCAAGTCGCCGTGGAAAACGGCCGGGACGCCATCGGGATCGAACTCTCTCCTGAATACTGCCAACTCGGCCGAGAACGCCTTGGACTATTCGCGCCCCAACCCGTTGCTTGACGCCCATCGTGATACTTAACGCAAACCCGACATGCCCCTCCTCACCTTCGCTCACTACCACAACGGATTGCCCGGCTACTGGCGCGATGAGAAATCCGGCCTGCCTGCCGAAGTCGAGGCGTTTATCTCTCACCGCGCCGCTCAGGGGCCAGAACCGTCGCCTGACCAGCTTCGCCGCCTTTGCAGCTATATCCAGTACTTTGTGAACGCTCCGCGTTGGGAAGAAAACTGCTCCCAAGACGAGGGAATGCTGGCCGAGCTTCACCAACTCAAGGCGCGTGCCCAGACCCTCGCCAGCGCCGAATCGATCCACCGTTGGCTCGAGGAAGCGATGGACCTGGGCCTGGACCCGATCTGAACCATGAGCACCCTGCGATCCGTCGCCATCCTCTTCGCCGACCGCAACTCGATCTACAAGACCCTACCCGGTTGCGACGTCTACGACATCGACCGCGACGCCCGCACGTTCCCCGGAGGAATGCCGGTCGTGGCGTATCCACCATGCCGGACCTGGGGAAAGTTGGCCTGCCGCGCTAAGGCCCCGCTTGATGAACACGGATTGGCCTTGTGGGCGATTGAGACAACGCGCCGCAACGGAGGCGTGGTTGAACATCCGGCGACAAGCCGGTTGTGGTGTGAGTCTGGAATTCCCTGGCTTGGCGAACGTGATAAATGGGGGGGTTATGCTTTCCCCCTGTTGCAGTGGTGGTTTGGACACCTGGCCGAAAAGGCGACTCGTGTATATGTGGTTGGGGTTGAGCCGAAGGATCTTCCGCGCTTCCAACTGCGCATCGGCGAACCCAGTCACGTCGTATCATCGGGCTATTCGCATGGGGGAAGCCGGGGCCATGGACATCGTAGCGACAAGCCCGAAGTGAATAAGCGCGAGCGTAGTGCCACCCCGCCCGCCTTCGCCGAATGGCTGGTAGAAGTTGCCCGCCGCTGCCACGTCACTGCCCCGTAGGCGGACCAAGGGACCTTGCCTCCTCGGGCCCAACCGCAATGTCCCCGCGTGCTGCGTGCGCTGCCGCCACTTCCGGTTCCACGGCCGCCGCCACTGCGCGGGTGACCGGGACAGCCGCCGCGGGCGCCCTCACCCCAACGTCCAGATGCACCCGACGCGCCTTGGGCGCCGCTTCTACCGCCAACGCCGCAGTCAGCGCCGCTGCCGCCGCTCCCGTTCTCAACGCATCCTCCCTTTGCAACGTCTCTACCCCAACCCGCAGCGCCATGTCGCCCATCGCGGTCAGGCTCAGCGCCGAGTATCTTCCGACCCGCAGCTTGTCCAACGACTCCCGATTCTCATCGGAAATCCGAAATTGTCCCATCTCTTTTTCTGCCATATCCAGAATGATTACAATTCGCACCAAATCCCGGCAAGAAAAAAATTCAGTTTTCCTGTTGACATCCCGGCCAAGTCATCGTAAAAACCGATTATGGACCGGCAGTCCTCTGCAACATCGGCTTTGACGATTTCGGCCCCCAGCGGGCCGGAAGCTTGGATGTTGCAATCCATCTCGCCCCTCGGTTCTGCCGGACCGGGGGGCAACTCTTTCCCCGTCCCTCTTCGGCGTCTGAGACTTAATCCGGGCAGGACCGATAACGGGGAATCCTTTTCGCGGGCAGGCCAGCACCAGCCGTGGCGGCCGGAACGCGGTGAACGCCGAAAGGCAATGGAGACCTTATCAACGCCCCAATGCAGTAACGGAACGAGCCAGAGCAGGCCATCTCCTGCGCGGCCCGTGAAGATAACGGTAAGTGCGGGGCAATATCGAAACCCGGCCGCGCGGGACGGCCTGACCGGGAAGCCCCGGCAATGGGCCAGATCAGCCCAATCCCGCATCCCCTTCCCATGAGCCGCGCCCAGAACAATCGCAACCGCCGCTCTCCAAAACGCATCCGACCGACGTTTCGAGATCATCCCGCCGGCCTCTCCAAATCTCGCTGCAACACGTTTAGCGCCTGCACAGATTGCTTGACCGCCTCGTGTGCCCCCTCCAATTCCACTGCCTCCGCTGGCGTGGGCTCTCGTAGTGCCACGCGCTTCTTCTCCCGTTCCCGCCTCTTTGCCTCTCGATTCTGTCGCCGCCGTTCATCCTCATCCCGAATCCCCCGATACTTCGCCCCGTTCACCACCTGGTATCCAAACCGACTCACCGAAATCAGTCGCTTCCCCTGATGCCCTGGCGTCGTCGTGTCAGGGTCCGGCTCGCATAGCACTTTTATCGCCTCCTCAATCCTCTGCTCCTCTTCACCGATAATTGCAGCCAATAATCTCGGGTTCAACTCCACGTAGCTCCCAAGTTCCCGGTCTGGCTTCTGGTTCGCTATGACATAGGACATCACCGCAAATACATGCGCCCCTGCCCCAACCAGACTCCCGGTGAATAATGACTCGAAAATCTTGCCGTACATGCCCCACTTTCTTAACCCTTCCCCACCCTGTCAAGAAAAATGATGACGTATTCCCATGTCAGCCGAAGTCAGCCCAAGTCAGCCCATACAGATACAGAAGCAGTACTCTGACGCAAGCGCATCCCGGCCTCCTGCAAAAATCCCCGAAAATAGCCTCTGTGTAAAGCGGGAGATACGCCCCTGGGCATCCTCCCGGCTCCCCCTCCCCCCCCCGGCCCCGTCCCCACCCCTCTGCAAAATGAGAGCTTCCTTTGTGGGAAAACGCAGCGAAACCAGGCTGAGGCACACCCCTACATCTTGGGGCATCCAACTGAATATAACATCTGTTGTCGGACGCTTTCCGACGACACCACTACGGCTTGTGGTCCGCAGCCGAAGGCGGTTGTGTAGCAGGTGAAGCTGTTGCTGGACGTTGCGCCGGTGCCGGCTTGCTCCACGCCGCAGCGCCAGTCGGCCCGCGCTCCCGGCCGCGGCTTCCCTTCCCATTGCGGCCTTCCCCGGTCACAAGCTGGTATGTCTCCCGCAGGTTGCGCAGGGCTTGTGACAGCGAGGCGCGGTCCTTTGCTTGACGCGCGCTCAGCAACTTATCAAGAGTCTCTTCTTGTGCGAGTGCGAGTCTGGCAGCGAAAGGGTCAAGGAGTTCTTGCGCAGGCGGAGGCAGGGAGGCGGCGAGGAGTTGGGCGCGGTGTTGGGCGGCGCGGATGTTGGCGCGACGGGCTTCGGTGGCTCGTTGCTGCATTGCACGGGCGTTTTCTCGGGTGAAAGGCGGGGCACCAGGCACAGGAGGAGTATGGCGCGGGGCGGGGCGAGAGTCAAGACTGACTATTGGCCAAGCGGTTACCGGGGGCGCTGAGAACGGCGCACCCCGGCGGGGAACACAAACTGTTGGGGATGATAGCGGGGAGAGCGCAAGATGTCGTGTCACCAGTACTGGGGACATGACAGGGAACGCTGGTTGTGCGAATATCGCCGCGTGAGACAGACCAGAACATCAACTTTCCCCGCGGTGGGCTTTGGCCTGCGGTCTGTCTCACAGCTTTCCCGGGTCGGGCTCGCTGCGGGGTTTTTGGAGGACAAATGGAAATGAAAGAGGAAGCTCAACCTGGCAGGGGGCCAGCCGCGCCGGCGGGACCGGCAACGAGCATGAGCGCGGAGCATCCAGAGCCGGCTTGGCTCAGCAACCAACCATCAGCATCCGGCATCACGCCGGGGCGCTGGCAGCCGTATGAGACGTTTGGGAGCACAAATCGCGGCAAATACGATGCGGTGAAATCCAATCCCGGGGGTGCGGCGGATCTGGTGAAGGTTTGCACGGGTTGCAGCGATGCAGACGCGCGGGCAATCTCGCTGGTGCCGGAGTTAATCGCGGCGCTGACAGTTTCTGCCGACGCAATCAATCTGAGCTCTCGCGTCGATGACGAGCGGTTGGCATTGCTCGTGATGCTCGGCGGCGAAGGGCGAACGCTCGCGAAACAGGTCCAAATGCTGCGCGAGGCGGAACGGCGCGCCAGGTCGGTCCTGGCGCGGCTGGACAGGTGACTTTTCCCGCTTCTGCCCCCGGCGGCTCGGGGGTGCGCGCCGGCGAAGAACCCGAAACACAGATGAATATGAAAAACTTACGGCAACTTCATGCAGCGGCGCTGGCCGACCCGGCGCTCTACTGCGAATACGAGGGCTGGCCAGCAAGAACCGGCAAGCTCCTGATATGGGACCGTGGCATGACGCGCGCCTTCCCAAGCCTGGCCGCCCTCAAAGAGCGCGAAGGCCCCCCGGAATTGGAACACCGAGAGCCTGGCCCATGCGAAATCGCGGCCTGGCGACAAAACCGGGCACGCACCGAGCGACATGACGGAGAAGAGTTCCGCGGATGGGCTAGTAAGTGACTTCCTCCGCTTCGCCTGGCCGTGGGCCGGGCGACGCGGGCGAAGACCCGAAAAAGCGCGGCCCCACAACCGGGCCGCAAAACAGAACGACAAAATATGAACCTTGACCTCGGAATCATTTGCCCCGGGGCGGACGCTCCGCACGGCTTCCTGACTAACGAAAGCCCCCAGTCACATTACGGATTCCCCGTCCTGCGCATTGCCGGAGTGGATTACGGCCCGGCCGATCCGCTCCCTTATCCCCGCCCGGCGGTCCTGCGCGGGCACAATCTCGCCTGGACCGGCGCGGCCCCGGTCTGGCTCGTGTGCCGCTTCGCTGGGCCGGAGAACGAATATCACCGGGCCGGAGCAGCGTTTCTGGCGCAATGGCCGGGAGGGCCGCAGCTCTGAATACTAGTATGAGCGCCGTGCGAACGCACCACGCGCTGAGGTGTCCCCACTGCGGAGGGACGCTTTCAGTCTGCGTGCGCAAGCCGCGGTGGAAAGCCCGGGACTGGTCTAAGGTAGACTGGTCGAGGAGCAACGCGCAGATCGCGCGTGAGATGGACGCGACGATCCAAAACGTCTGCGTCACGCGCAAGAGAAAAAACAGAAAGACACCAAAGGAATGAAAAAACAAACAAAGGCCGAAAGGCCAGAAAGGCAAAAAAATATGAAAATTCCCGCTCGGAATCCCTACACGAAGGGGATCATGTGCTGGATCGCAGAAACTGACGCTCGCAGGATCTTGGCCAACGGGCCAGGCATGTTGGAGCGGCACAATAGACGACGTGCGGATCTGGCTGCGGATAGGCTTAGCGTGATTGCGGACATGGCCCGTATGCGGGCCCTGGAGCGCCAAGCCCGGGCCGTGCCGGGCCTGGCCAGAGCGATAAAATATATGGACCACAACGATTGCGACATCATTGGCCGACCCACCATGCCAAATGCGCTGGCAAGGTCGGAAGACCTGTATGCTGAGGCTCACCGTATCGCCGATAGACACGTCGATCAGGGTGATGCAGCATATTATTCGTCGCCCGCAGAGCATTTAGAATATATTGACGCTTGCCTCGCCGCCACTCCGACGGGGGATGCCTATTCGGCGACGCTCCTGGCCAGTTGGCCACCCACCCTCGGCATTCCCGCTGGCACCGGCTTCATGACCGAGGATGGGCAGGTATTTACCACGGCCTCTGATGCCGAGGCCGCAGATGTCCGCGCCTCCCGTGAGGCGAAGTTGCGCGAGGCCAACGTGGCCGTGGTGGGATGCGACGCCGACACAATCACAGTGAGCGTCATGGGCCAGCAAAAAAAGATCACGCGGCGAGAGTGCGCCGAGGCGGCCGCGCAATGGAACGGCGGCGACCAAGAGGCGCGGCAACTCGCTGCAATTTACGAGGCAATCCAAGGTCTGGCGCAAGTTGTCTAGCACAGGTTTCCCCGGCCCGCGAGGGCCAACGAAAGGCAAAATATGGATTATCCGAAAACAGACATTCGCTTGCGGAGTGCCGTAGAAAGTTGGCAGGCGCATCTGGCGGACAAGGAGCTCGGGGTGGCGGATCAGGTCGTGAGCCGCATCTGGAATGGGTGCGACGATGTAGCCGTGCTGGCCATTGGGCCGGGCCATTACGCCGAGCGGAGGTCATCGGTGTCGCGAGCAACAACCTGTGAGCCCATTAGCTTGGCCCGGGCCAGGGAACTTTACGACGCGGCCACGAACAAGTTTTTGCCGCGGCCGTGACAATCGCAGCCCCGGCAAACCCGGGTCCGCTGCCACGCGGCGGCGGAGCCAGCCCCTCGGCAAGACGTCGAGGGGCAAAACGAAAGGCAAGAAATGAAAAGAGAGAATTACAACGGTTGGTACAACCGCGCGACCTGGAACGTTGCGCTGTGGATCGGCAACGATGAGGGGCTTTATCGGGCAGCAGTCAGGGCGGCAAAAGCCGTGCGCGGTCGGTTGACCAGTCTGGCGGCACGTGAAATCTGCCAGGAGCTTTTTCCGTCTGGCCAAACCCCCGACGGCGACAAGCTTGCGGATTGCCACTGGCCGGAGATTGCGGCAGACCTCCGGGAGATGGCGGCATGACCCCAGTCCACCGGAGCTCCGGTCCAGGAAACCGCGCCAAACGCCCCAGGACGCGCCGGCCCAGGTTCCCGCTGGCTCGGGGCGGGCGGGCGCTCAGACGGCCTTGCGCCCGGCAAAGCGGCGCAGGAAAGGGGCAATCTGTGACTTTGGCCAGGGCAACGGGCATTCGTTCCCGGCGGCCTTTTGCGGGAGCGAGGATACCCGCTTTTCAGCCGTGCCCTGGCCCTCAAAGATTTTTGAAGAAAGTTGTTGACGAACGAACGAACAAACAGTAAATTGACCGCGTGAACAACGGAAAACCAAAAACAATGAGGGTCCGATTGCCTGTACCAGACGCCGAGCGCAAGATGATGTCCGAGCTTGGGAAGAAGTCGGCGGCGGCGCGCCGGCTCCGTCTGATGGCGCAAGAAACCCGCGAAGTCGGCAAGGAACCGGAAGGGAAAGCCGACAAGCCATGAGACTGAGCGACCTGATAGAGGCGATAGTTGACCCGGAGACGGGAGAATTGCTCAAAGCTGAACACCCAAGACCGATGAACGAGACACAGTTGAACGACGAAGCTCGGCCCGAGCGCGAGAGGGTGATTGCCGCCACTGCGGCGCGGTTGATTCCCGGCACAATCAAGCCGGTCGACTGCGATTGTGACCTATGCCACCCCCGGCCGCTAATGGACTTGCAAACCCGGCTTGAGTTGCAACGGCAGGCGCTTGTCGAAGCTCTCTACTGGCTCGGCCAGGGTGCGCCCGGGCGGGCGCGAGAGGCGATGGAGAGAGTGTTGTGAGCGCCCCGATTGACATCGAGGCCGCGCCAGCCCCCGCACAGGGCCAGGCCGCCCCCAACGACACCCTGGCGCTACAGCGCGTCGAGTTTGGCGCGATTGGCCGGGCCATGTCCCTTGAGGAGCTTCACGAGAACCTGGAGTTTATCCGCAACGTGATGCACAAGGAAATGCGCGAGGGGCAGGACTTCGGCAAAATCCCCGGCACGGGCGACAAACCGACACTCCTCCAACCTGGTGCCCAAAAGCTGCTGATGACCTTCAATTTGACCGAGGCCGTCAAGCGCGAGGTCCTACGCGAGTACCCTGGCTGGCATCGGGAGTACGAGTTCACGGTTGTTGTCCGGGCGCCCAACGGCAAGGAATGGGATGGCGTGGGCACCTGTTCGACGCTGGAAAGCAAGTATCGCTGGCGGAAACAGGAGCGGCGCTGCCCGACATGTGGCAAACATACCATCATCGCAGGGAAAGAGGAATACGGCGGCGGCTGGCTCTGTTGGGCGAAGAAAGGCGGATGCGGGGCGAAATTCGCTTTCAACGACACGGCGATCACCAGCCAACCATCTGGCCGCACTGAGAACCCGGACATCGCAGATCAGTGGAATACTTGTAGAAAGATGGCATTCAAGCGGGCTCTGGTGGCGGCGGCGATCAACGCGACGAACACGAGCGAATTATGGACACAAGATCTCGAAGAAAACGCGCCCGATGGTGGGGACTCGGAGCCGGCCCCGGCGCCGGCCAAGCCAGTTTCAAGCCCGCCGCGCGCGCCAAAACCGCGCCAAGGCGCAAGCGCCCCGGCGCCGACCCCGGCCGCAAAGCCCTCCCGGCCAACCTGCGCAACGGAGGCAACGCGGGCCTGGGCGCTGGATGAAGTCGAGAAGGCAGGACTTCTCGAGTACCTGCCGGAATACCTGGAAGCCCTCGACAACCCCGCCCAACTGCTGCCAGGGGAGAACCTGCAAGACTGGCCGCTTCCGTTCATCCCGATCAACCGCGGCGAACTGAACCTGCTCTTGGCGAAGCTACGCGCTTTCAGCAACGGCGAGCAGGCAGAGACGGCGTTCCCGCAACACCCCGAGCGGTTGGACCCCAAGGCAGAAATGGCGGCGCGCGCCCACGACGCGCAACACGGCGAGTTGGGCTCTGCCCCACTGCCGGCAAAACACATTTGCGGCGGCGCTGAAAAGCAGGCTCAGCCTGTGGGCGTCACTCCCGGCGCAGTGGCTTCCGGCAGCCCCGCGCCCGCCGCCGCCGGAATCAACGTCCCCCGTGACCCGCCCGGCCCGCCGCCGCTCGCCGCTGATGCCGAGTGGTTTATGCGCGTCATCGTCCCTGTGCCCCACGCGGGCGAAAAACGGGACGAGTATTTGAAACACCCCGATACCATTGGCAGCTTATACGAGATGCGGCATGGCAATGACGAGGAAAGCCAAGCGGCGCGGCAACGGCTGTGGGGCTTTTGCGCGAATTTCGAGGCGAAGCCTTGGGTCGGGCGCGACGGCGCCCAAAGGCCCCCGAGCCAGAGTGACATCAAGTTTCGGCAGGCGTTGGATGCGTTCGCGGAATGGTTTCAGCGCGAGCACCCGGGAGAAAAGCTGTGAGCGATTCCGTCGACTCTGCGCTGCGGCGCATCGAGCACGATCTGTAAACACCAAACACCAAATGAAGATTACAAACAACCTCGGACTGCCAACCCCGCTCGTGCGGGCCGTCACCTTTAGCGAGTACGATCGCAAAGGCTGTGACTACACCATAACCCAACTGCTGCGCCCCCCGCGCATTGCGGCGTTGGAGCGCCAGCACCGCGAGGAACTGACCGAAGACGCCAGCGACCGGCTTTGGTTGCTTCTGGGCAGCGCCGGCCATGAAGTTTTGCGGCGCTCTGCCGACGCCCAGGGGATCGTCGAGGAGCGGGCGATTGTCGAGATTGACGGCCACAAGGTCGGAGGACAACTGGACTACGCCATCAGTGACGGATCAATGTGGGATTACAAATTCACGAGCTTTTGGGCGGTGAAGGACGGCCCTCGGCCCGATTGGGTGCAGCAACTCAACTGCTACCACTATCTGTGCGCTCAGTACGGCGTAGAGATTGCCAAGCTCCAAATCGTGGCCATCTTCCGGGACTGGTCAAAGCGCGAAGCGGAGCGCAACAAGGACTATCCTCAGCAGCAGGTGAAACTGTTCGACCTGCCACTATGGATACCGGAAGTCACCCTGTCATTCCTGCGCAGGCGTATCGCGGTTCACGAGGCGGCAAAGACCACGCTGCCTCAATGCACGGATGAAGAGGTCTGGGCAAAGCCGAACACCTGGGCGGTGAAGAAGCGCGGGAACGTCAAGGCCCTCCGCGTGTACAACAACGAACTGGAAGCAACGCAGCATTTGGCAAATTTGGCAACGGAGCCGAACAAGCTGGAAATGGAGTTCCGGCCCGGCGAGCGTCCCCGTTGCGAGTCGTACTGCTCGGTTGCCCAATGGTGTCAACAATTTCAGCAATGGAAGGCGGCGCATGGGCGTTGATCTGAGCAACCTGCCGCCAGCCTTCCGGGAGAACATCCTGCGCAACAACCCCGCTGAGATGGCCCGGTTGGGCATCCAAAAGGCGGGCATCCCGGCGGCGTTACGTCAGATCGCGAGCGAGGAGGCCCTAAACAAAACCGAGCGGGCTTACTTGCTGTGGCTGCGCACACTCAAAGATACCCGGATCTGGGTGCAGTGCTTCGGCTTGCGACTGTCGGGCATTGGCGGGGACCGGGTATTTTTTTACCCCGACTTTGCGGCACTGGATAAGGACGGGCTGCGCTTCATCGACACAAAAGCGGTGTGGAGCGACGGCAAAGTTCATGTCAGCGATGATGCGCGCGTCAAGATGGCTTGGGCAGCGCAGGTTTACGCACCGCTACCGTTCCTCGTCGCTTGGCAGGCGGGCGGCATCTGGCACCACAAGCGCGTTTCTCCGGGGAGCAAGTTATGAAGCCCGATTACTGTGGTCGTATGGGTGATGCGCTGCTCTACACGATTGGCGAGTGTAAAGTGATGCTCTCGGGGCCAGCAGAGCATAAGATTGTCGGTTGGCATTTCAGCATCTCGCATCCAACTCGAAATCCGACTTGGGAAGAACAACGCGATTTCCGCTATGCCGAAATTCCCGATGACGTTTACATGGTGTCAATCATGCCGCCCAGAAAAGAGTACGTGAATCGCCACCCATTCTGTTTTCACTGGTACGAAGCGGGGCCGAAGTTTTTCGATTTGAAAACCGGACGACCAACTTCATGAACTCATGTCCCCCGAAACCTTCCTTCCATGCAAAGCGTGCGCTGCTCCTGTGGCTGTCTCTCCCATTGTCGCTGCTCTGGCGCAGGCTCATGGCGTGCTTTGCCCGGCGTGTGTTTTGGCGTCAACGGAGCAAGACTACCAACGACGCGCAGCGACAAACCGCCATGCCCGCTTCCTACGCCTTTGCCCACCCTGCTTTTCGGACACCGAAGCGGCCAAGTTGCCGCAACCGAACCGGAGCGCAACGGCGCTCAAATGGCACTACGGAATCTCAGGGCTGGTCCTTTGGGGCGTAAAGGCAAGCGGCAAAAGTCGGACCGCCAGCCTGATAATCGAACGTGAGGTCAACGCGGGCCGGCGCGTGGTGGCCCTGGGGTCCGGGGGCTTCAAGGCGGGGTGCGAAGAGCGGGAATGGAAGCGCGGGCGCTGGCTCAAAGCCCTGGGGCGCGTGGACATCCTTTTCGTGGACGACATCGACAAGATGAGTCTGACCAACAACCAGGAAGCTGATTTCTTTGCGGTCCTTAACGACCGCATGGGGCGACTGCCGACGCTCGTAACGGGGAACACGCGGGGCGCTGAGTTGGAGACGCGCTTCCGCCTGGGCGGCGTCCTGGTGGACCGAATAAGACGTTATTGTTACTCGGTACATTTTGGAGAGTTGGACAGCAAGTGATTTATGAAGAAATACCTTGGCCGAAAGAAGAGGACTAGTCACGGTTTCTACCGCATGGAGTTCAAAGACATTTACGGCGCCGAGTGCAGCGTCCAAGAATCGAGCCTCGCCAGCAAGAATGCTTTATGGATCGGTTGCGACCACGAAACGATTCACGAAAAGACTGGCGAGAAGTGCGGTGCCCGGATGCACATTGACTTAGTTCTTGCCAAGCGCATCGTTGCCACTTTGCGGCGATGGATAGAGACGGGCCGATTGTGAGTGTGCTGATAGCCCGGATTCGGCGCTACTGCTACAGCGTCCACTTCGGGGAGCAGGACGCTCAGTAATAGCCCCGGCTGTCCCTTCTCGGCATGAGGTGGCTGGTGCCACCAAGCTTCCGGCGGCGTTTCTTCTCGCGCGTCCATGGATTCGGATTGCCGGGATGCTGTTTATTCCAAGTTGCGGCGGCAATGCGCTTTGCCGTTTTCAACGAAGCGCCGCGACGCAATTCGGACTTTTTGATTTCTTCATACTGCTTTGGCATAAGATTACTGGGTCTTGCTCATCGTATTTCTGCGGGTGGCGGTCTAAGGTGAATGCCGGCTGTTCCCGCCGCCGCCCCGGCCAACAACGCGCGCAAGTAGCGGTCCGCTTCGTCCCCGGTCAAACCCTGAGCGGCGAACGCTTCTCGCACGGCGTCTGACACTGGGATCGGCGCGAACTGTTCCCCGGCAAATTCCCCGTATCCAAGCTGGTGTTTGCCTTCGCGCCGTTTGTAGCCGGGAAGTACGTCTGCGGACCAAGGCATCGTGTTGCCCAAGACATCTTCCTGAGTCAGCACGTCGGCGCCAACCTGAGCAAACGGGCTCAGTTTCCCGCGTGCGTAACGCATCGCCACCTTGCCGACCCGCTCTGTGCGCGAACTGAGTTTCTCCTCGATGCCCCGTGGTTGGCCAAAGCCAGCGTGAAGCAGATTGGCGAACAGGCGCACAATGCCCAACATCGGCGTGCCGATTCCCACGGAGTACCCGTGGATCTTGAACGCTAGAAAGTCCAGGCGGCGCGGGTCATCAAAGTTGATCTTCTCCTTGCTGTCGGAACTGGCGAGAATCGCCTGGTTGAGTTGCAGCAATCCGTAATACACGGCCGCGATGGACGCCTTTTGCCCTACATCAGCCAAGGCGATGCGGCGTGCTTCGGGCGTCGAGTTTTTCCAGTCAGCGAGGGTTTTCGCGCTGGTCGCAGTATCCTTAATGAGCCACTTCCAGCGCGAGACTTCCAAGTGTGGCGCAAAGAACGTGGTTCGCAACGGCCCTTCCAGTTGACCAAATCGAGCGGTGGAAGCCCCGGAAGCCGCGTTGATACTCTCTGCCAACATTTTCGCGTAGTCAACATTCTGCAACTGCGGCGGGGCCGCTCGCCAGCGTCGGTTGAATTCGCCCTGGCGCGCAACCTTGAGCCAATCCCAGGCCATGTTGCCCGCCAGTCCGAATTTTCTGAACAGCGGTCCGGTTTGTCCCTTCTGATATTCATCCATCTGCTGGTGCGGATCATTAAGCAAACCATTGCGCCGCGCCAGAGGATAAAGCGGGTCTGCGCGCAAGTCCTGCATCGCGTTCTCGTGGAAAGAAATCGCCTGCTGGCGGTCTTTCAGGAACAACCCCATTTGCTTGAGTGAATCCCCCCAGGCTGGAAACAGCGTTCTCCACGCCATCGGGTTGAAAACCTGGGTTGGAGTGTGCGTGCCGATCCAGGTTGTGCCGTGCCCGAAAACAGACAACTTGAAAAGGGCGTCGGGAATGGAACGAAGAAAGCGTTGCCAGCCTGGAAACTGCTGGTCTTTGAGCCAGTTCTTCGCTTCGGATTTCAGCCGGCGCGCCTCCGACCGCGCCACGGCGACATCATCAGAGAGCGCCTTGACGGTCTTGGTCTGCGCGAGGCCCCGCGCCACGTCCTCCTTAGTCAGGCCCAGGTCCGTCGCCACGCCCTGCCGAGTCACGCCAAGATCGGTATCCACCTTGCCCAGGTAATGCACTTTCACGTAGTTCCAGAGTGCTTTGACCTGGACCGACGTCATGGGTGAGCCGGGCTTGTAATCGGCAAAAAGCTTGCGTGTCGCCTCAACGTCCGTGCCATCTGGGGCCTTTCCCGGCAACTGGTCAACGGCGACTTTGGCTTTCGCTGTGGTCGTCTCAAGCTTTTTGCCGGCATCCAAGTTTTCGTCGGCGATCTTGTGTGCCGTCCGAGTTTGTTGCGGAGTGAAATCTTTTCCCGTCTGTTTGAAAAACTCGGTTTGCAGCGCAACAAAATCGCCCGTGTCAATGTCGCGTTGCCCCTGTTGCGCCCGGCCAAGTTCGGCCCATTTGGAGGACTGCGGCTTGAGACGCTTTGCCCAGTCGTTGTTGGCATCCAGTGCCGTCTCGGCTTGAGGTGAGATTGGGCCGTGATCGCGCACGGCGTCATAGACAGCTTTTTCGAGGCGGTCACTGTGGGCGGACAAAGCGGCGAACTCGGCGGCGCTCGGCGGGCGCGTCGTGCCTGCCAGTTCCTTGAGCAGATTTTCCGAGTAGCCCGGCTGCGCGTCGAGGGTCTGGCCGATCCGGCTCCATTCTTCGGGCGTGTGAACCTCGCCGGGATCGGGGGTGCGAATTAGGCCAAGCTGACCACGCTCTTCGAGGGAACGAACATTCGTGCCGGTAAGGCGCGGGCCTGGCGGCAGACCAGTGGGCGGAAGCTCGCCCGCGGCGGCGCCGCCCATGCCTACCATGCCGGGGCCTTGCTCGGGCCGGGACAACTGCGACATCTTGACTGAAATCTGGCTGCCGCGTTTCGTGGCTACAACCGCCATATCGTCGGGCAGGGGACCTCGATAGTTGACTTCCTCTGTGCCGCCTGGGCCTTTCAAAACCAAGGTGTCGCCCGGCTCGAATTTGGCAGGCGCAGGCTTTGGAGCAAGTCCGAGCAATTCCTGTTCGGCCTGCTTCATCTCCGCAGAAAGCTGAGATGCGGCCTGCTTATTGGCCCAGACTGCTTTTTCTCGTGCTTTAGTTACTCGTATGCCTGCCGCTTTTAATTGCCTGTTCGCCTTGTCCTGAGCAGAAAGATTGTTGAGGAGCGTCCGCTGCTGCCTCAGCTTGCTGATGTAACTGTCTCGGAATCTCTGCCAGCCCATGTCCTCTTGGGTTGCGGCGGCGGACTTACCGAACAGGTCCGGCAGTTCCTCTTTCTTGCCCAACGTCGGCAGTTCTCCCTGGGCCCTCTCCGCGTTGAGCTTTGCCTGATATTTCTCGTGCAGGCCGAGGAGTCGGTCAAGATCGATTGGGTTAATCCGGCCTTGCTGCTTTCGGAGCGAAAGATAATCCCCAAGGATGCGTTCCTGGCCAATGATACCGCGGTCGAGAGCGCGGCCCATTGACAGCGCTGTATCCTCAGACTGCGGTGGCCTCGCCCCGGCCCGCTTGCCTTGTGGCTTGAAGTCCGATTTGATCTCCTCTGGGAATTGGTCGAAGGCAGCGAACGCCCCGACATCGCCGCTGCTGATGCGGCGGAGCTTGGCGATCTCCTCATCGACAATGCCTTGCTGTCGGGCCTTGCGGACGGCGGAAGCTGTGTCCACCAGGTTCTCAGGCACCGAAACGGTATTGTTGGCGATGGCCTCCGCAAAGGCATCCTCTTTGCTTTTGGCATCGCTGAACAGCACGTCAACCGTGTCAGGCACAGGTTGCCCTCCTTCGCGCAGCCGGCGCAGGCCCTCAGCACGGCTCGAACCGCCAGCCCGGTAAAGTTTCCCGGTCGCCGGATCGCGCCAAACAAGCGGCGGGGATTTCGCGGACTCCTGGGGCCGAAATCCTTCTTCGGCGACTTTCGAGGCGGTCGTTTCAGAGAATTTATCAGCGCGGGGTTGAAGCGGCTCGGCATTGATGAAGTCGTTGACGGAGAGCGGCTGCGTCGAAACGGCGGGTCTTGCGCCTTCTTTCGGCGGGGCTTGGCGGGAGAGGATTTCCTGGCGCACCTGGGCAATGGCTTCGTCTAGCGCCTGACGGTCCTCGATCTTCGTCCGCACATAGGCAATGGCATCGTCCAACTCGCGTTGCCAGTCAGGCGGCAGACGTTCTTCCCCCGTCCCTGCTTTCGCTGGCTCGGCCTTTGGCTCGGGACTGGTAGGCTTGAATTTCACCTGTTCCGGTCGGAATGCAATCACTTCGTCCCCTTCCGCAAAGATCACGCCGTCAAATCCTGCCGCCTCAATGTTCTTTCGCGCTGTATCGCCATCTGTGCCCCATTGATCAACATCCGCGTATTTCTTGAGGCGAAGCGGATTTTTGAGAGTCACCGTGACGTCTCTCCGACGAAACTTGTCCTCCATGCCTTCTGGGATGTTGCCCCTGTATCGCTTATTGGTCGTCAGATAAAACCCCCGCACAGGATCGGTGTGGCCGGCGCTTGAACCAATTTTGGATTCATTGAATGCTTCAAAATCTGGCTCGGTTGTGAAGTGATATGCTTGAATTACGATTGGAGCACCCTTTCCCGCTGTTGGCGCTGCGGGCATTTCTCGCTCTCCCATTTCAACGCCGTGAATATCGTCTGCGGAGTAGCCCTTTCTCAGAAGCTTTTTCCTGAGTTCCTTCTGGCGCTCAATGATTTCAGTCTTGCGCGCCTTACTGACTCGCTTCTGGTTGAACTCACGAGTATTGGCAACCAATTCTGAAAACAGCCCAATGTCAGGATGCGGGGCCTTTCCCGTTGTCGGCTCTGCGGGGGACGGGGCGACGGGTTCATCGGGCGTGAAGCCGATGTCCAGCGGCACGGCGGGCGCTTCCGGGGGCATCCCGCCGTATTTATTCTTGAGCGCTTCGCGTCGTGCCCAAACACCCTCTGCCATGAGCGGCTTTGAGGTAAGGTCCTGCCACTCGACCCAGTCGGCGGGCGTGGCATGGTAAGTCGTGCCAATGGGGTCCCCAAGGCCATTCATCTTGTCGCCGGTGGCGAGCTTGGCTACTTCTGGCGCTGCGGGTGCTGGCGCTGGCGCGGCCGCTTCGCCTGGTGGTCGTCCCAGGACTTCCGCCGTGGTCACCGGGCCTTTGGGCGGCGGCGAGGGCTTCGGAATAGGCTCACCGCCCGGTGGCGCTTCTGGTGGCGCTTCTGGCGGCGCCGGAGGCGGGCCGGGCTTCCGCTTTAGAGCTTCTTCGAGAGCGGCTAGGACTTCGGGGGATAACGGTTGGCTTGCGGCACTTTTGAGCGTTTCACCTGCCGGGAGCGACTTCTGGATGATGTTGAGCACTGCACAAGCGGTCGGCGGGGCTGGCGGAGGCGTCGGACCGGGGGGCGCCTGCTCCATGCCCGGCGGCGGCCACTGACCCCAGGCCGCGCGCCCAAACTCCCGCGCGCGCTCATTGGACATGGTTGGCTCACCCAGGGCGGCCTTGACTTGCTTGATCGTACGGGCATCGGCGGCGCGGATAACCTGAGAAGCGGTTTGCCGCTCTTCTGGCGGCGTGCCAGGCACTTCGGCACGGGCGGCGCGGGGCGGTTCATAGGCCGCAGTAGCCCGGCGCTGCATCACCCGGGCTGCCATTGCTTCTTGTTCAGGAGTGACAACCTCCGACACCGCGGGTTCGCTCGGGGGCGGCATCGCGCCGCGCGGGATTGGCAGCAACCGGCCTGGAATCCCCGGCTGTTGGATTGTACGGGCACGCGAAGGCAATACGCCCGGCACAGCGATACCTGCGGTCAAGCCCGCGCCCAAAGCCGCCTCGGCAATCTGCTGCGGGTCAGCCGTTACTGACGCTTCGCCCGCTGCTGTGCCGGCCGCCTTCGCGGCCAGGATTGAATAGAGCGTCCTGAGCGCAGGCGCGCCCAGGCGCGTTGCGCTTAAGGGCAGGCTCGCCAACCCGGCTGGCGAGAGTGTTCCCTGTACAAGCCCGGCTGCCACATTCACCGGCGCCGCGGCGAGTTTGTCGGCTAATGTCGTGCCTTCCAAGCGGGGAATCGGCGGGATGAAGGACTCAAACATTTTCCCTGGCATTTCGCGGATCGCCTTGCCCCAGTCCACGGTTGGCAGGGGCCCGGGCGGCTCGAAAATGTCCCCGGCCTCGAACTGCGGCAACGGCTCGCGCTTCGGACGCATGACATCCGCGTCGGGCTGGAAGCCCAAGTCGACGGCGGTGGTCTCCTCGTCCGCAATGAAGTCAAGTTCGGGCACGGTTATTCCTCGCTGGGGCCTGCAGCTTCCTCGATGACGGTGTAGCCAGCCTTCTTGGCAGCCTCAAGTTTGTCTGCCGGGATCGAGCCGGTCTTGCCCTCGGGCGACTTGACCCGGATGCGTGCCGCCGGCCCGGCGGCAGGCGCCGCGCCACCGGCGAGCGCACGCGGCATCGGCGCGCCGGGTGGCGACAATCGCCGAATGCGCATCATGTCTTTGCGGGCACTATCGGCTTCCCTTAAAAGGTCCTGCTTCCGGGCCAACTTGTCCTGTGGATTTGGAACATTACTGTCAGTGTCCACTTTGGCGAGGGCAGTCCGAGCGGCTGAGTAACGCTGCGCCGCATGTGAGAACTCGACCTGTTCCAACGCAGCCTGCCGTTTTTGCTCGGGTGTCTCTTTCGCTGCGGCGGCGGCTGTGGCGGCGGCCTGACGCGCTGCAATTCCCGCCTGTTGGCGCTGCGCAATCGCTGCCTGCGTCGCTTGTTGCCGCGCCGCAATCGCCGCCTGCGGGCTTTGTTGCCCCATCGCGGCACTGGTCATTGGGCCGGCAGTGCCCGGAGACTGATAGAACATCATCGGGGCGTTACGAGCGAGGGCTTGATCGTGCGCCATCCCAGTTGCGAGATCAGCTTGGTACATCCGAACGCCTTGAAATCGAATCGCGGCGGCAACCGCCTTTTCGGCGCTCTGAATATCCGGTGCGTCTTGCTGCGCGGCTGATAGTGTTGACAAACCTTGGCTCTCCCAAGGCTGCATCGGCATTGTCCCTCGTGTCGCTGAGGCCAAACGCAATTGAAGGGCTGTTTGTGCTTCTGGTGAAAGCCCTGGCGAGGGGGCAAATGCCGGTGAAGGCATCGCCGTGGCAGGAGCCGTAAGTGTGTCGGTGTCACCATTTGGCATATCAACCTCCGTATCCGTATCCGTATCCCGCATAACTGTCACCGCCAACTGGCACATTGCCCGAGTACCCAAGGCCGGCATTGCCCGGTGTTGTCGCTGATGGCAGAGTTGTCGAGGCTGTCCAGTTCGTTGCCGGGTCAAGCCCCATGTCGAGATAATCCTGCGGCGTCAACCCATACGAATCTTCCAGGTCCATCGGAACGCTTTGGCCGCTGGTGGTTGTGATCCTGTCTGTGCCGGGTGACTCGCTGGCGCGGCCGTAAAGGTTGGGGTCCATGCCGAGCGCCTGGTAATCGGCTGGGGTCAAGCCGTACTGGTCGGGCGTCTGGCCGACATCGTAGGTCGTGCTTAGTCCGGGAGGAAGTCCAGAGGCCCCGGCGTCCAGAATGTTTTGGCCGTTTGGTCCGACTATCACGCCCTGGCTGTTGATGTAGCTGCCTACGGGAAACGCACCGCTTTGGATTCCCGTATTCAGCGCCGTTTGCAACTGACCAAGTTGTTGCGAGGAAAGACCCGCCACGTTTCCCGTGCCAGGATCAATCAACCCTGGCCCTAACGTTGCCTGTCCAGTTGCCGGGTCAATGGGGCCAGTTGTCGGCGTCGTTGTCGGCGTTGTTGTCGGCGTCGTTGTCGGCGTTGTTGTCGGCGTCGTTGTCGGCGTTGTTGTGGGAATAGTAATTACAGGGCTGCTCGTGCCAGTGCCAGGCAACGTAGTTGTGGTTGTTCCCGCCCCGCCGCCACCACCGCCAGCGCCAGCTTGTGCTGCCCGCTGTGCCAGCGCCGCATACTCATACGCCAACTGTTGCTGTTGCGCGTTCAGGCTACCCATCTGAGCAGGATTGAGAAGTTGTGTCGTTGGGTCCATCAATTGCGCGACGGGATTGCGCGCCGTCGCCGCGCTGAGTTCTTGCTGGCCGAGGCCCTGCAACTGCTCCGAAGTCAGTCCGAGCGAACGCAGATAATCGGCTTGGGTGCCCGCGCCCGCGGGCGAGCCGGTTGCAACGCCCCGCTCCGCAGCCTGTTGCCCAAGCAGATTGATCGTGGATTGCGAGACATTCCCCGCCAGCAAGTCTGCGATGTTCGCGCTGCTCTGAGCTTCCAGTCCCGCCTCGCCGGGGATACGGGCCGCGTTCGCCGCTTGTTGCGACGCGATATTGAGCTGGTTTATCTGGTTGACCAGTTGCTCAATGGAAGGGAGTCCGGCCAGGTTGCCTTGAGCCGCCGTGCTCGTCAATTGCGTCGGCGAGATGTTCGCCGGGATACCTGCAGCCGTTAGGGATGTACTTGTCGTGGTGGTTCCCCCAGGGGTGCCTATTGCGGTTCCGGTTGGTGTAAATATGGCCATAAATGCCTTATGAAAAAAGTTGACTCCAATTCGTTGCGAGCGGCGCGGGCGTCAAATTGGGAATCGGCGGCATTCCCTGAAAGCCCAAATTCGAGCCGGTCGTGCCGAGTGTAGGTGACGTGCTCGATGTCAGACCCAAGAGGTTAGGAATGGTGTTTGCGGTTGCCGCTGTCGTGCTGGCGGGGGTCGCTGTCTGACTGGGGAACAAGGAAGACAGAGTGTTCCCGAGCGACTGTGATGACAACAGGTTTTGCAGCGCCGTCGTAAGATCTTCTAACGACGTGTCCTCTGCAGTCGTTGCGGGAGCAGTCGTGGCTGTGGTTGTCGTTGAAGTGGACGTGTCGGGCGTCGTCGTTGTTGCGGGAGTGGGCGTGCCCAGTCCAGGGGATGCTGTCTCTGGCTGATAAAGGGGCGTAACTTTGCCCCCACGAATAGAGGAAACGCTTCCTGCTGCTGGCGGCAAAACTGGTGTTGCGGTGCCGGGTGTATAGGGGATCGGTGGCAAATTGACAACCGGTTGCGTACTTTCTCGCATTAGCGAACTTTTTGTTGGCGGCGCGCCCCGGATGGAACTCATCGAACCCGTACCAGGTGCTGTCGCTGGAGTGCCCGGTATCGGGACCAAGCCGGTGCCAGTTGCCGTCGCCGGATTGCTGTAGGGCAACCCGAGATTCTGAGCCGCTTGAGCATAATTCGGATTGACCGGAGTAACCGTGCCGTTCTCGCTTACCATCGTTCCAGGAAAGATTGTCGGATTCTGAACTCTGCTGTAAGTGCTCGGGACCGAGTATGGCGCTGTCGCCCCTTCCCCTTGCAGGTTCGACATTTCCTGTTGTCCAGCGATTGATGCAGGGGAGAGGCCCGCAATGGGCTGTCCTGACGTACTTGGCGCGGGGAGACCCAAAATTGCAGCCATCTCTGGACTGTAAAGATTGGCGTTTTGCTGCGCGGTCATCGGTCCGAGCGGTGCTTGCAAACTCTGTTGTAGAGCCTGCTGTGCAGCTATCCATGCCGGAGTGCCAACTTGCGACGGATCATCGACATACGCCTCCGGTCCTGGGATTGGCCGGTTGGCGCTAGTCGGCCCCGCGCCGCGAACCGAACTGTATGAATCTCCAATGGTCGGCATAGGCTCACACGGGCTGCGGAATTAAAGGCTGGCTGCCGAAAATCGAGCGCCGAATCGCGGGGCGCTCTTTGCCGAGGAAGTTGTCAAGCTGGCCAAAGAGCAACCGCAAGGCGCTCTGATGTTTTACGGCGCTGAGTTGCTGCGCGCCGGGCGTGTCCATCCGCCCGTAACGGACCGACATGCACTCGTCTATCAGGGCCGGCACACTCTGGATCATGAGATAGTCGGTATCGGCAGCAACCGGGATGAAGTCGAGCTTGCACTGCGCGAGAACTTGGATCACCCCGCCGGGCGTGTTGCAGCATTGCTTGGGCAGGCCATTCACGAAATACTTCCGATACTGGGCAACCTGCTCCCCCGGTCCCATCACGACCAAAGGCGATTCAACGCCGGTCGCCGGGTCAACCTGGAACACCTGAACCTCGCCGAAGGTTTTGTCTTTCTGCAATCCGTACAAGCTGGAGTACAGATTCACCGAGTCGGCGAAGGGCGAGGCGAGCGCGATGCTCTCGCCGAACCCGCTCTGTCCGCTGATGGCGTCAACGTAGAGGACCTCCTTGCCGTTCTGGTCTTTGCCTTGGATGAGCACAACTAGGCCGGCATCGGCTGAGTTGGCGGCATAGACCCGGATGGTCTGCGGAGTGCCCGCCAGAGGAAACGCTGTCACGACTGTCTCCCGCTCATAGGCGGCGAGGGCTTGGCACGGGGCCGGCGGGGTGCAGCAACCCGAAGGTTGAAAGCCGCGCCCAAACTCAAGGAACTCGTAAAACTCGTTGTGGATGCGGACAGGGTGTTTGCACACGTCGAGGAGGATCACGCGGGCAACCTCGCGGGGCGTGATGAAGTAGGGGTTGCTCGCGGTCAAGTTGAACGCCATGCGGACCCAGGACCCCCAAAAACCTTCATCAGGCGCGAGCGGGTCATTCATCAGGCGCTCCTGGGCTTCGTTTACGGCCGCCGCAACCGAAAGCGTGTCGGTGTTGCAGAGGCCGATTGCCTCGGGCAAACCACTGATTCTGGCGTCGTAAAGTCTCGGCCTATTCATGGTCTATCTCCGTTTCTACGCTTCGCCGGGCGATTTGCAAGGGAATTTCATGGCGCATTCTTGAGTTGAAAGGTGACACTAATAGACCCCCCGCTAAAAGTCGGGTTAATGAACTCCAGCCCGGCTCCCGCAAAGAGGAACATCTGGTCAAACCCGCCATAATTGCCCTGGACTTCGATCAGCGAATTAACGCCAGCTATCAACGAAAAAGGAATCAGAGCTGGCAACGAACCGGGAACAATGTTTTGGTTCCAATAAACCGAGTTTCCATCCTGCAATATTTGGAGGGTAAAATAACTCGCCGCCCAGCCGCTCGCTAAAAAGGCCGTTACGTTTATCAGGCAATTTACCGCGCCTCCCGTGTAACTTAGTGATCCGTGCAGATTGGCAACTCCCGAAAAAGCGCCGTTATCATCGCCCGCCGTGTTGCCGCTTACTGTGTCCCCAACTGCGGTAATTGATCCGGGCGCTGGCGGCAGGATGACTGCCACATCCCAGACCATTGTTGTCCAGTCCGGCCCAACCACGGGCGCCGGGGCAATCCCTATCGGGAAGGTTTGTTCGCACGAAAAGCCCGTCGCGTCAGTCACCTTTACCGTGATGGCAGTTGCCTGTGCCAAGGACGGCGTGCCACTAATAGCGCCATTCGTGAAGCCCAATCCGAAAGGCAACACGCCGCCTGTGAGCTGATACATGTAAGGTGCGACACCCCCGGCTGCTGCGAACAGGAAGCCATACGCCGTTCCAACTGTGCCCCCAGGCGGCGCGTCTGTGAAACCCATGACCGAGAGCGTGAATGATTTCACGGTGTCCCTCACGAGGCCGTCAGTCGCGTCCACCTGAAAAGTGAACGTGCCCGGGGTTGTGGGCGTGCCCGCCAGGGTGAAGCTCTTTCCATCAGACGTGAAAGTCAGTCCATCAGGTACGGCGCCAGCCGTCACCTGAATCAGCAAACCGCTGCCGCCGGCTATTGGCACCTTGAGCGATGCTGGCATGTTGGAACAGAGCTTGCTTGCCGGCAGGTTGCCAATGCAAATCCTCTGGTAACGCCCGAAAAGGCACGCATAGGCAAGGGCCAGCGTGTTCGCTTGCAGTTGTGTCTGTGCTCGTACCAGTCCAGCCCGAAAATAGAACCGGGTCGCCGTGCCATCAGGACAGGCAAGATCACACGGCGTTGCCTGATTGAAAAAGGTTTGGCCGTTTCCCTGGTTTGGAATCGGAAGCGGCGCTGGATTTCCATCGGGGCCAATGGGAGCCGGCGGTGCTGTGCCTCCCGGCGGACATTGGGCAAACGCGAAGAAAGAAGCGTAGTAATTTGCCACTGTGTCTGCCCACTCCTGGCTGATGGCTGACAAAAATCCAGCGGGCAGGGTGTACGATGACACGCTGCCATCGGCACAGATCCAGTCAGCCGTCTGGGCATTATTCGTGAATGAGGGGCTGCCCGGTGCGGGTGCGGGGCCAACGGCAATCGGGGTCGGATTAGGGATAGCGCCTGACGAGGAAACCGATACTGGCGTGCCCGGCGGCGGCGTCTGCTGGTTGGTCAGGGCACTGCCATTCGCATCGCCCTGCGAAATGGTTGATGCGCCGAATGCCACCGGGTCGCCGTAGTCATAGGGGTAACGCCTGAAAACCAGACTAACAAACTCAGGCGGATCGGGCGGTTTCTCCGCAGAATAGTTTGTGACCGGGTTCTCGGTACTCGGGCACGTAATCGACTGTGGGCAAGGCCGTGTCATGGTATTCTCGCTGGCAGCCCAGCAGGCAGACTTTGGAGTCCCCCAAACGGCGTCTTCATGGTTGGCACAGCATAGACGACGAGGCCCCGTATCCGACACCAGCCCTTGACGGCGATCTTAACCTGGAACTGGTGTCCGATGTTCATCGGGCGCGAGTCGGCCATCGAACAAAGCGCCTTGGGCGGCTGAGGCAAGATGATTGGGAATTTGCCGCTCGCGCTGTCTATCTGCAACGGATAGCAGATCGGATTATTCACGTCCTCGCATGAAGATCGGGCGCTGCACAATTTTGCCGCGTGCCAGAGTTGCCAGCAGGGGTTCGCGTCCACGCGATAAAAAACCTGAATCAGCACGTCCCCAAAGAGCTTGTCGATCCAAATCTCGCCGCCATCCAGCCGCTTCAAATCAAACTCTTGGCCCCACGTGAAAGCAGGATGCTCGGTGTACCACTCGACCAAGTGATCCACATTGTCAGTCTGTTGGTCTGGCGTGATTTCCCAAAGCTGGATGCTGCCGTCCGCGTCGGACACGACCGCGGCAAAGGCCCGTTCCCGGCCGCCAAAGTCGCCAGTGAAAAGTTGCAGCACATTGAGGCCCTCATGCATCCCTTCCCAACAAGGCGGCGTGTCCTGTTGGAAGCTGCCTAGCGGCTCAAAGTCCATAACCGCGATCCCTTTGTGGATGACACCCTGGAGCGTCTGTTGCGGCAGAATGGCCTGATACATGCGCTCGCCGAATTCGATCCCGGTCGAGAACCGCATCAGACTCCGGTCATTGAATTGCAACGCACGCAAGAGATTGTTGCTGATGGGTTTGTTCCCCCATTGATTGAAGTAACGCAGGGCGGTGAATAGAGAGCGAATGCTCGGCTCGAGCGATTGATAGAACAAGTCGCCGTTCACAGCCACGACGGAGCGGTCAGAGACAGCCCCGTTCTGGCGCTGCACGACGCGCTGCAAAGGCGCGTTGCTTGCCGTGGCGTTGATCCAATCGGTGCGCGAGATCGGGACATCGAGCGCGTACACCTGCTTTTTGGTGAACACGAATAAGGTGCCCTGCCCGAGCGCCGTATCGAGGTTGGCTGAGAAATCCATGGCCGTTATATCGCCAGCCTGAGAAGGCACGGCGAACCCATCGCCGCCGATGGCCAGGGGGTTCTCTGTCACTTTGAGAATGGAGTCCCGGAGCTCAAACGGCGCGGTGCCCGCCGTCCCGCCTACGATGTCGCCCGCGGTGTAGGCCCGGCCGTAGGCGTACCAGAGACGGCCCTGGTAATAGACCATCGCGCCGGCTGGTGGAAGTTCGTTGGTCAAAAGCACGTTGTACGCGAGGCCGTTGCTCTGCCGAAACACCGCGCCCGCATCACCAAAAAACGCCGGTTTCGTCACGAGGTCGCCCGCCTGCACCACGACAAACTCCTCGCCCTGAACGAAGTGGAACAGCGGTTCCATGGCCGGCATTACCGCGGTGCCCGTGATGTCGTTGACGGAGAGGTCACTATCCAGACGGCAGTTGTAGAGGCGTCCAGACATGGCAAAAATCAGATAGGGGTACGCCCCGCCGCCTGGGTCGTACATGATGCCCCCCTGCCAGAGCCCAGTTGGAGGCGCAAGGGTCTGAACAGGAACATTGCCAGTGCGTTGCCCGACTCCGCCGCCGCGCGTCGTGATATTGTTCCCCCAGGCAAGCGCGTTGCGCGGGAGCCCGTTGGGGTTGGCCTGGCTCGCAATCGTCGTGACTCGGGACGAGTCCACCCCATAAGACCAATCAAGTTGGCCATCTGCGAGTCGGATTTCCTGTCCCGTGGCCATAAATTGAGGGTAGTAGTTTTGACGGTTGTTGTCAACGCTGCCGGACTCTGGACTGAATGCCCGACACGCGCCGCTGCCAAAATTTCCCACCTGCGAAATCTTGCCGGGCCGTTATGGGTTGCCAGGGCGAAACCCGGTGGTAAATGGTCATTGCGGGAGGCGCTGTTGAACTGAGTGCGGCGCTAGAACTGGACAGGGAGATCGATTCGCCTGCCATTGTCCCGACCGAGAGATAGGCGATTGTGGCCGCCGCTGAACTCAACCCGCCTGTGGAGCCCGTGCCCGATGCAGTGCCCCTGGTCTGTGCGCTCGCGCCACTATTGGACAAGCCAGACCCAAGCAAAGAGCCCGTCCCTTTGGAGCCCCCGCTGCTTATCGAAACGCTGATAATGGAACCGCCCGATTCGCTGATGCCAAGTACGGCACCTGATCCACTCGAATAGCTGAGGCTCTTGCCTGCAAAGACAACACCTGAGCCATCCCCGCCGAGGCTGTTTTCCATGCCACCGGCGCCGACGGTCAATTCACTATCTGGGATGGAATTCTCAACCGACACGCCACCACCCAGCCAACCGCCGCTGCCGCTTCCGCCTAAACTATCGTCGCCGATTGCGCCAAGATCGGGCATGATTATGGGGTGGTCAGCGTGGCCGAGGTCTCGACAACGAACAAGCCTCCGTTGCCACTGGGTTTCACGATGCGGAATGTCCTGCCAGTCAGAGTGCCAGTCCCGGAAAACGTATCGCCGTCATTAAAACTGGCCACCGGGTGATTGGAGGCCCAAAGCCCGCGCATTGTCCCGCGATATATGTAGCTCGTCTCAAAAAGGCGGATCTGCGAGACATAGATTCTACCATCTGGGTTGTTTGGATAAGGAATGGCACCGATGCCGAGATACCTACGCGCCGACCAGTCGTACATGGCCGTGTCCACCTGCTTGCGCAGAATGATTGACATCCCGCCTGGCGCCCCGGTGTACGTTCTGTCGGCAACGCCCATTGTCGAGTCATAAGTGTTCACGTTAATCGTGGCGTCGATTACGTCGAGCGAGTCGTACTGACCCGACGACTGGTTCTCTGTATACCTCGCCGCGATGAACTGGCGCCATGTATCACTGGAAGATTTGCTGTCGAACTCGCCGAACAGGAAGCCTGTGTAAAACGTGCCGTCGCTTTGAACGAAAAAGTAGATGGTGCCAGCATCCGCAAAGGCGATGTACGACCGCGCCGTCCCCGCCGCCGAACTTTTGCGAACACAATAAGCAGCAACCCCACCAACGCCCTGCGCGGCAGTCGGGAAGGCGTTGGTGCCGGTCCCCGGCGCGCTCATGGTTTCGTAGCCGGTAATCCGCGCCTCCAGACCACTCGCGGCGCCCGGGCCATTATCGTTGACGTTGAGATAAATGGGGCACGTACCGGCGCTCAGATAGGCCGCCTGATTGGTCCCGATCAAACCCGCCGGTTTTGACCAGCCCGCTCCGGTGACAAGAACCGCGTCCAGCACAGTCAACAAAGATCCGACCGCTCCGTTCATTGTCCCGGTGTAGATTCCGAATTGGCCAGCCATACGCTAATACTCAATCGCCGCGATTAGTGCCCCGACGCCGAATTGCGGCGTAATGAGATTCGACACCGCTAGGGTATTGATTTTTCCGATGGCACCGACACCGTCTGTTGTTAGGCCCAAAGTTCCGCCCCCGAGGGTCGCCGAGAGCGTGAAAGTATCACTGGATACGGTCTTGACGTAATAGACCGTGCCCGCGCTCAGACCGCTGCAAAGCGTTTCGTTGGGCATAGAGATGACTTCGACTGGATCGTTTACGACCAGTGTATGCCCCGGCGCCGTGATGACGTTCGTTGCCGACACCCCAACGAAATCGAAATATGTCGTGATGAGCGGTCCCGAGTAGAGCAGGATGCCGGCGCCGCTCGAAGCTGTCCCCACGCCAAAATGCGTGATCGTGTTGCTGCCGCCGGTGCATTGAGCGAAAGTCACCAGCGCCGTGTTGCTCACCTGATTGGCTGCCACGGTCCAGCCACCCGCCGCGCGTGCCACGGCAACGCGGTTATGGCCCGTGTAACTCGCCTCATTGGTGGTCTGGTCGCCCCCGGGCCCGGGGTCGCTAGTATGTAAACTACAGTACAAGTTGCCGGCGCTGGCGCTCGGTTGGAGGCCCCCGGCGTCGCCGATGTTGGCAATCGCGCTGTTATTGAAAATCAGCAACAGCAGATCATTGGAAAAAGTTGAACCTTTCATGATTCAAGTCCTGACACCATAACGTTGATTGCGTTGGGGGCGCTCGCCAGGCCGTTGAAGCTCCATCCATCCAGCAAAATGCCCCCCTCGAAAAGCTCGATGAAATCGTTAGCCGGAACGCTGAACCCGTACAGGATGGCGTACTGTGGAGCAGGCGCGGTCGCCGCGGGCAGCACGTACAGCGTAACCGTGACAGCGCCGCCCGTCAGATTGGCAATGTGGATGAGCGAGACAACCAGCCGCCGCTGGATGCCGACGATGTAGATGCCGGTAGGGGCCACGCCAAGCTGAACAAGACTGCTAATCCGCAGAACGCTGCTGCCCGGCATTGCCATAAAGAATTGGAATCAAGGCAAAGCGGGTTAGGACTTCGGAAGGCCGGAGTCCGGCACATAGCTCGAATAATCGTTGGCCAGCACGGCGGCGTGTAGGGCTTCCCAGTCCGCAGGCGTCGGGTTGGCCTTCGTGAAGATGCTGGTAAGCGCGGCCTGCACGGAGGGCTCGACTTTGATGGCTTCTTCCACCAGCGAAATGATCAGGGAGAGAGTGGCGGGATTCATGGCGTTATTGGAGTTTGACCCCGAAGGACGCAATCAGCGCCGTCAGGTCGGTTATCGTTTGGTTGGCATTGACTACGGCCTGAGCAAAGGCATTGGCCGGCCCGGTGATACTGTTGTTCGTCACTGAGGATGCGGACCACACAGCGCCAGCGTCACAGGCAACGACCATCGCGGCCTGAAACTTCTGGTAAGCGGCCTTGACCGCTTGCTCTTGGGCAACGGGGACGGGCGTACCCGCCACCTTCTGGGCGGTGACGTAGGCACCCCAAAGGTGCATGGCGGTGTCCACCGTCACTTGGGTTGTGGCGGCAGTTTTGTAGGCCGCGCTTTGAGGCGTATTGCAGCCGGTAAGGACCGACAAACCGAATCCCGCCAAGAGCGGGAGGAGGGTGAATGAGAGAATGACCAAAAGGAGTTTGAACTTTTTCATAGCGTTGTTTGTTTCAATCCGCGCCCCAGTCCAAACCGGGGCGAAAGTGTTGTTTGACGGACAGTTTTCGGACTTTGGTTGATCACTTTTGGACTGGAGTGTTTGGCGGCAGACTCGGCGTGTTTGGCCAGGTGGCAAGCGTAGGGCCGGACTGCTGCATCGGCGCAGCAGCAGGCGGTGGCGCTGAAACCAACGGCGGCGCTTGCGTTGCCGAATGGCTCCCCGCGAAGATGCTCAGAAGCCCAGAGAACCAGGAAGCCCCGATGTGGTTGGCGTAGAGGATTCGGCCCACGGCCATCAAACAAAGCATCACGATGGGCGCCCACCTTTGCCAGGCGGGCGGCAGGGCATTGATGATGTCTTGGGCTGCTGGAGGGATCGAATTTGTCATAGTGGCCGACTTTAGCCCCTGGCCGGGCCGGCGTCAACGCTTTTCCGGGCATTTCGGGTGGCAGGGCAAGCCGTCGAGCTTCTTTGCAAGATCCGAATGTCTCTCAATTTCCCGCGCTTCCAGCAATGACAAGTGCTCTTTCACCGCCGCATCGCGGTCCGCAATATGCTGGAACTCCTTTCCGAGCCAATACGCCCAACCGGCGACCAGAAGGCCGGCCGCAACAGCGCCGCCCAGGGTTATGTGGGTGCTTTCGCTGATAGCATCGCCCACCAGCGCGAGGGCGCTTGTGCCAGCGCCGACCAGCGAAGCTCGGATTGAATTCAAGATCATCAATTTGTCCGGGTTAAAGTTGGGTTAGTCGGCATCGAGGGCATAGCCGGCGTGCTGATGATGTTGCTCGGGACGCTCTCCCAAAAGCTGTTCGAGGCGGTCATAAAGAAAAACATCTGGCCGGGCTGGATCTGGATCGTCAGATTGGTCGTGATCCAAGAGACCGCGCCGTTCGTTGTCCAGCCGGGCACGTTGGTCAGGCAGGTCCAGTTCGTTATCGGCGCGGCCAGGTTGGTCGAGCCGTAAAGATTGAAGCTCTGGACAGTGGGGTCGGTGTACGACCAGCTCAAAGTGACGCGGCCCGATGGCGGCGCGTAGGTGAACGCGCTGCCCAGGAGACAGGCGAGAATCAGGAGTCGTTTCATGGCGCGGCTAATAAGGGTAAACTGGAATGGCCCAGGCCCATCGGGTGTTTCCAGGCAACGCGACATTAGGATAGATGCTGAGTGCCCACGTAGAACCATTGGTAAGTTGAAATTGATAACCAACGGGAAAGGTCCAATTCGTCGCCACGCCAGTTACAAAGGTATAGACAGTCGTATTGACCTCAACTCCGTTTGTCCAGATTCCAATCGTGACATTGGTGCCAGCGTTGCCCATGCCCCTGACCCCATTCGTACAAATGACTCCGATCCAGACATTTGAAACCCAGCCACCATTTAGGGGAGTAACAAAATATGTCTCGGCAAAGATTTCAGCACTGGCAACCGCTCCAATAGCCATGCCACTGTCGGGAGGCAGAAAATAGGTTGTGGAGGCCGTGCTCACCGCAGTGTTGACCACCGAGCCTCGAACCGTAAATGGCACAGATCCAGACACACTATTCGTAAGAGTAACGAGTGTGAGATTCGACTGGACCAATGTACCCCAGTAATTCGTAGAGTTGACGGCATTCGTTGCGCTCCCAACGGCTCCTTGTACTTGGCTTCCTTGAATCGTAACAGCGCTCAACGGTTGCGTGAAATTCGCGTGTGCGTCGTAAGCCGTGCCCGTTACTGGGTCAGCGCCGTTGATGAAATGTAGCACGACTGCGCCCGTGCCAATCGAGTCCAATTTGACCGAGACAACAATTTTGGTCGCGTTGGAAGCGATAAAGGTCAAGGGTGATGACATGCTGAAATCAAGCGTGTTCACTGAACCGGCAACCACCGTTTGAGGACTCGACGAGGCGAGTTGGATTAGTAAGTGCGCCACGGTATCCCAGACATAAACTTCGTAATGAATTGAGGCGGTCCCTCCGCCGCCCGTCCGGTACACATAACTGCGGCAGGACATCGGCCCCGAAGGAATCACAGAAACCGTTTGCGTGCTTACCACCTGACGCACGTAAGCCCCAACCACGGTTACTGGATAGGATTGCGTTGTGATCGTGGAGGGAACGGCAGTCCAACCCTGATAGTTATTAGTGCGAGTGAAGTTCGGGTCATTATTAGTTGTCGAGCTAAAAAACATGAACTGCGGCACGCCAGCCAAGGCGTTGTTCACGTAATTGGTCGAAGCAACTCCAAAACCATCATTAGCCAAAAGGTTAGTTTCTCCTGAGCCGTCGCCGAAGAAGTCTCCTACCCAATGGATCTGCGCTTGAGCGGACAGGCAGAAAGTAAAAAGGATCGCTGCGAACCAACGCAAGGTTTTCATGGTCAATGCCAAGCCCCATTGTAGTAGTACCACGGGCGCTGTCCATCGATATCGAAAGCCGCGCCGGTCCCCGAGGCAGGCGTGAAGTTGGGTGCGTTGCTGCCGTAGTGGCCGAAAGTGATGCCGCCGGCAACGACAAGGCCCCCGCCGCCAGCAACCAGAATTTGATACGCGAGCGAGATCAAAACAGGCAACTGCATCGCGGGCGGGATGCAGTTGAGACACGCCGCGTTTTTCACCAAGGTTGAAGCGTTTGCACTCATACCGGCAATTTGGGAAAAGATGTAGATAAGGACGGGCAACTGCATGTTCTTTGGGATGCAGTCAAGGCAGCCCGCCTGGGCTACCAGCGTCGAGGCAGTTGAACTGGCCATAGCGTTGAGAAGGGCGACGTGCTGGGCCGGCGCCCTGGCGGTTAATCAATCTGGTTTACCAAGTCGGTTGCCCGGCACAAAAGCCAAAGCGTCATCGCCTTGATCTCTTTGAGGTCCACGCCGCACGCGCACTTGATGTCGCTGCGCAGCGCGGTGGCTGTTGGCACGCTCGAAAACGCGCCCGACGCAACCGCAAGGTTTCCCGCCACGCGCACAAACATCGATGTCAACACTGAGTTCGGCTCGCAGGTGAAGCAGGCAACAGCTTGGCGCAGTTGGGCGAAAGTCACGGTGTTTCTCGGGTTCCCGGCGTTGTACGCCTGGCGCAGCAGATATTCGATGGCCTGCCACTTCTCGCGCTCCGAAAGACAGTTGAAACACGCGCTCTCGTTGGAGAGCGAGGTAATATCACAAAGGGTGGCTACAGACATAGGTTATTCTCCGGTGCCCATCCCCGCCAACTCATCGTCGGACGGGATTGGGGGTCTTGTGGAGCCGCCCGCGCCAGGCTCGCGTTCTTTCTCGGGTTCGGTTGTGCTGGCGACTTCGATCTCGTCGCCGTAGTCTTTGACCACGCGGAGCGTGATGTGGTCCCCCTCTCGGAGGACCTGCCCACCCAAGAGGCGCTTGGGAATCAGGGTCGTCTCGGGATTCTGCTCTTGTTCGTCCACCGTCTTGGCGCCATCACCGCGGTCGGGCGAGTGGTAAAAGGCATCATCATCTGCCGCCGGAGGCGGCCGGCTTGTCTCGGTCGTGTAGGCCATAAAAGTTCGGGTTTTCGCCGGGGCCGGCCAGACTCGAACCAACCGACCCCGGCGCTATGCATTCCTCAACTCCACCAAGGTTAAGTGACACTCCACGGCAACGCTACCGTCGTGCAGGACGACGTAACGAGCGTGATGTTGTTCCCTGAGACAGCCCAGGTGCCCAACGCCCCAACCAGTGAGTTCAGTTGAGCCACCAGGTTGGCCAGGGTACTGGTGCCTGTGATTGGCAGATGCACGATTGGGATTTCGTTGCACTGGATCGAGTCCCGCAGAATCTCGTACGTCCCCGTCAGTGAATCCAGGATCGGCGTGAAGGTCAGCGTGACGGGCGCAGTCGCGCACGGCACGTTCGCGCTGCTGTAATTCTGGGCGTCCGGGTACGGCGCCGAAGCACAGACCGGCAGGTCCACGATGCAGGCCGGCTCGCGCAAGGTCAGGAACATCTCGGCGAACTCGGGATACTCGCTTTTGGTGCTCAGCGAAAAGTCGCTGATGAACTTGCCCTTGTTCCGCCGGCTGTTGTCCACCGCAATCGGAATGACAACCCCGTTCACGTCGGTTGCCGTCCCGCAGGTGATGTTGTCCATGACGAACTGCCACTTGCCCGCGAAGTCCCGCGCGGCGAAGGGCATCTCGGGATTGATGCTGGTCGCGTCCCGCACCAGGCTCATCATGGCCATGCGATGCCAGATGAAGTTCACCTGGATCTGCGCGTTCTCGAAGTCGTTGTTCAGCGCCTCCTTGATACCCTCGGTGGCCGCGACGTTGGAGTACGGGAACACGAGGTTCAACTGCCAAGTCCCGTCCGCGTTTTGGATGTTGGGATTCAGGAACCGCAACGGCATCGAGTCGGCTCGGATGCCGTAGTTCCCGCAGCGCCCAGTCCAGCCGTACTTGTGGTACTTTTCGGCTTGGTCGAAGTCCTCAAACCGCCAGTGATCCGTCAACTCCCCCGAGCCTTCAATCAGGTCCCAGAGGCTTTCCATGTCATTGACGAACTCGAGCATCGGCGCCCCGCCGTGGTTGATGTCCTCGCCCAGGGCTCCCAGGAGGATCTGCGGATGCACCCGCCGTTGCAGGTGCCGCGCCGTCATCTTGCTGGTCGGCAACATGGACACGTTCAGAATTGTCCCCGTGGTGTCCCAATACGCCGTGATCGCCTGCAGCCCATTTGCGGCCGTCGCCCACTTCTGGCCCGCGATGCGGACGCCCTCATGCCGAAATCGGTCGCTGGTGACGATGCTCGAACAGCGCCGCAGCGTCCGCACGACGTGCGCAAACTGCTGCTTCGCCCGGTCGGCACTCAAAATGAGATCCCAACAGAACAGGTCCGTCTCGAACGCCTTGCGCTGGAGCCGGTAGCTGTCCCGGGTGAACCCCATCCCGATCTTCTTGCTCGCCGGATCGCACGGCTGCCCAATGCACGGCGCAGCCTGCACATCTTCCCACGGCCCCGTTAGGTCGGGAAAGACGTTCTCGAATCGGTCGAAGGTGTGTTCAACACCGGCCTGGGCCGGGAAGGAACCTGTGGATACGTGCCCCACCCAGGTATCCATTGGGTGCAAGCTCCGGATAATTTCGTCATCCAGATGCTCACTTCGGCGGCTTAAAAAGTCTCCGAAGGCAGTGCATGGGATCGCCATATATTCTAAAATCTTACTGAATTGTACTTCAAAGAGCTAATGTCCGCACCGATTGCGCGACAAGCACGTTGAGGGGATTTTAGAAGCCGCTCTTCTCTTCAGGGCTCTCCATGAACCCTTTTGCGGGGATCGTTTAAGCCCAATCCGGGGCCTTTGGATGCCGGCTGGCACATCCGATTTAACAGCCAGTGCTCGACGGTGAGGCGAGCATTACCGACGCCGTTGTCCGTTCTATACGTCTGACTGTCCGTTCTTGTCAACAGATATTTTCGTGGACCGCTTCTCGCCGGAGTTGTTTTCCGTGGTAGTTCAAGTGGTGTCTTTTGCAAAACCAGCGGACTGCAAGGGGTCTGGAATAGTCATCGTGGTGCGGCTGCGTATCGGGCGAGCCGCAGATTTCGCAGGGGCCGCGCTTAATTTTGCCGCGCTTCAAATAAACGTGGACATACGCCCGCGCGTTCATTTTGAGGCGTTCCTGGGGTGTTAGCGGATGGAGGGCGCGGCATATTTGCTGGCTTTTAGCGTGGCAGTCCCAACAGTCTCCTTGGCCAGGGCGTTTGGGATTACCGCATTGGCAAGGCGTGTTTGCTCTTCGTTTCACGGCTCCGATGTTAATGTGGAAAACCACGTGGAACAACGGCAAAGAAAAGCGCCGGGTTCCACGCCCGGCGCCTGGTAAGCACAAGGGCCATCTATTGAGTCGCCAGAGTAGCGCAGGGGAAGGGGCCGGTCAAGAGGAAAAGAAAGGCGCCGGAGAACAACCACCGGCGCCCCACCAGTTGACTCGAATCAAGAGGACACTACGTTTCAATCCGCGCCCCGTCAAGGGGCGATATTTGACAATACCGCAAGGAGCAGGCGTTCGTCAATGATCTTGAAGTATTTTTCCTCGCCGTTGGCCCAGGGGTCGAGCCAGCGCCCCGCCCGGGGGCTGATGAGCACCAGCGCCCCGGGATCGCACGGGTGGGCGATCAGCGTCCCGTTTCTGGCTTGGCGCCAGATACCAAATCTCACAACGCGGCCACGTTGGGAAACTTCCTGAGCGGCATCAGGGATGGTGATTCCGCCGGGGGAGAGGGCCTCCGGTAAGTCCATCGCCAGGAGAACGTAGCCCTGACGGGGCCGGATGCGGTTGCCGCTCATGCGGGATGTGCTCTATCAATGGCGTCGAGTTCCGCTGCCGCTTCGCCCATATAGTCTTTGCCGGACGCCGGCACACGGCTGCGCGGGCGTCCGCCGTCAGGACCGCTTTCCTCGTATTCTTTAAGGCTGGTTTCCAACTCTTCGATGCGGCTCTGAGCGGCGTGCAACTGGTGCGCGAGGCGGTCATGATTCGCCGCCTTGTTGCGGATGATGCTGTGCATCCGCACAAGCTGCTCCTGGGTGAACGTCTTGCCGGCGCGAATCGTCTCGGCGAACGACTTGGGGAGCAGGTCCAGAGATTCCTTGGTCAAGTCCTGGGGCGAAAACACCAGGTCAGCCAGCGCGCGTCCGCGGTCGAACAGGGTATTACCCTCCGCGTCATTCTCTGCGGGCGCGAACCAAGCGGGGTACTTCGCCGCCAATCCCTCATTGGTCTGCTTCCAAAGCGATGCGCGGTTGGCCTGGGCCTGTCGCTGGCCCTCCGTGGCATTCTTGGCGGCGCCATCAGCCTGCTGGCGTGCCTGTTGCAACGCAGCTTGGCTGGCATCGTACAGGCGCGAGATTTCGTTGATGTGGCGCTTCACTTCTTCCTTATCCTCCGGGAAGAGGCGATTGATTTCGGTCCGGCGCGAGGCCGGGTCGAGGCTGGCAAAGTACTGCAAGTCGGTTTCGGTGACTTCGCGCACGGTTTCTTTGCCGTCCGCGTCGGCGACCTTCATTGTGAGACCCTTCAACTCCCGCGCGGCATCGGCCCAGGCTTTGACGTAGGGCTGCCAAAACTTCGTCTGGTATTCCTGGCTCTTGGAGAAATCCACAAAGCGAATATGCTGCTCAAGTTGCGCGTTGCGTTGCTCAGCGGTCGTCAAGCGGTCCTGGACCTCCTTGGGGACCGCGCCGCCCTTCTCAAGCTCTTGGACGCGCGAGCGCAGGCGGGTTACTTCGGGCTCAAGCTCGGTTTTGACGCGGGCTTTGATGGCCTCGTAGGCTTCGCGCAGTTCCTTGGCCTTGACGGGCTTGGCAGGCTCTCCTGCAGGCGGTTTGCCATCCCCGGGGGCCGGCTCTCCGGGCTCGCCCGGTTCACCTGGTTCGCCCGGCGATTTGTCGTCGGGGACCTTGTCGCCCGGACGCTTGGCGGGCTTGTCCTCCGGCGCGCCGGACTTGCCTTCGGAGGCGCTGAGGGCATCCAAGTCGGCATTGGCATCGGCCATCCAGTCCTGGGAGGCGATGGTTGTTTTGACCGGAGCGGGGGCGGCGGCAGGTTTCGGGGCCGACGCGGGCGGCGCAGCGGCGCTCTTGGGCGACGGCGCGGCCGCGGCGGGCGGCGGGGCTGAGGCGGGGGGTGCGGTTGGCATAGGCTTTAATCACGTATCCATTGACGGGCAATTTCACAAAGTGCGACGAAAACTGAATCCTTGTCCCTTTCGAGTTGATCTAGATCGCTATAGGGCACCAGATCGGGATGGGTCTTTTCCTCCCTGCTGTACTTCGTTCCATAAATCCACCCCATTGAAAAGTAATTTTGCATCCAAAAACCGTGCAATTCCTCCGGTGATTTGGACCGTTGTTCACCGCATTGACGTTCTATGACTTTCAAGAACTGCTCTCGGAAAAGCGTCTCTCGTTCATCCCATAACACAGGGATTATCGGGGCTTTTGCCGCTTCAGCGGCGAGACGGGCGGCGTCATACACAAACTTGGCTCGACGCTCTGTTAGTGCGGGCATAGTCTATCCTTTCGGTTCGGGGTATTGCAGGGACGGCCAAGGCTCCCGGCGCGGCGGTTCGTCTGGCTCGTGGAGGCGGCTGAGGGTGTCCAGCACTCGACGGGCGCCAGTCACCTGGAGCCATGAATCCCAGGACCGCGACGGATCGGGGGCGCCTGGCGGCAGAGATTCGATGAAGACAGCGAGCGCAGCTTGGCAGGCCAGCTCGAAAGCAGGACTGGCGATGACTTTCTGCCACTCCGCCATCGCCGGGCTGGCCCTAAAGAGTTCCTTCGCTGTGCGCATAAGTCAGTACCAACGGACGGCTCTTTTGTCGTGCTCGCCCAGGCGCTTCTTGCGTGGCCGGCCCCGGTTCGCGTGAGTAGCCATGGGTCGCACCCTGACACCTTGGGTCTTTCCAGCCAACGTGCAACTTTTGTTGACATCGAGATTCCTTGGCCGCTGGCAAGTCGGACATTTCATCGCGGGGTTGACGATGGGCGGCGGAGGCGTGGTGCCGGTGATGTTCATTCTGAGTAAAAATAAAGGCTTCGTTCCTCAATTTGCGAATTCGGCTCGCGGACCTCCAGGCTCTTTAGCACGCCTGGTTCCGATTCAATCCCCCAACTTGATGAACAGATCAGGTTGCCCTCGTTGGCGAGAATCTCTTGCAGTTTTAGGATAAGCTCGTCAATCCTCATTTCGTTTCCTCCACGACGGTTTCGGGCACGGGGACCGGCTGGTCGGCGAATTCCAGGCCCTCTTTCTCCATTTCCTGCGCCTGAGCGACCGCTGATTCGAGTGCGTCCACCTTGATGTCGAACGGGTACTCTCTCAACGCCTCCGCGTTCCTATGCAAGTGCGCCGCCGCCTCTTCGATGGAATTGCCGACCCCGAGCAGCCAGCCGATTTTTTGCCCGTGCGGTGGCCGGGGAATGATCTGGTACAACCCGTCAATCCGGCAAAACTCCATCAGCTTGACCCACCGCCGGATGTCATCGGCCAGCGGAAAGGACTTCCACAGCGCCTCGTCATGATCGTGGAAAATTGCTGCCTGGATGCCGTACTCGAACTCGAAGTCCGGCTCGACAAGGTCGCCGTGGGCACCGTGATAAATAATCTCCCCCAGGTTGCGGATCATCTCCATCTCGACCCCGATACCGGGGTTGGGGGCGCGTGCGCAGAAATCGGTCAGGATGTCGCCCCGGTACTCGGCGCTCAAGAAGTTGCAGTAGCCCGCTTTGGCCAACTCGGCCGCCAGGAGTGCCAAGTCGCGGTCCATCCGCGCCGGGGTCTTGCCGCGAAGCTGCGCCGAAGAGAGGATGAGCTTGCCCTTGACCTCAATGCCCTGCATTGGGGTCTTGGGGAACTGGCCGCGCACACAGTAGGTGTCAATCCCACTTTCCCAAGGGCTTTCGACAGGCCACTCCACGATGAAGGTGACGTGTTCCCGGGCCCCGCCCAGGTCCACCTTGAGCTTTTCCAGCCAGTAATAATCCTGGTCAATGCTCCAGAACTCGTGAGTCTCCATGCTGCCCCGAATTTTGCTGGTAGTCTTGACAAAGCAATGTGGAGCATCCCGCAGAAAGTCCTCAAGCGCCGAGTAGCCCTTGATGACCTTGTACTCAGGGACCGGCATCCTCAATTCCTCTTGGATCTCCCGGAACCAAAGGCGCTCGGTTTCCAGTTCATCCCCGATGAAGCTCCCCCAAACGGGCTTTTCCAGTCGGGCGACAAGCTGCTGCTCCCCGGCCCGGAAAATGTCAGGGTACACGTAGAGATCGGTCGTGTCGAAAACCTCATCTCGATAGGGGTCCTCAATCCATTCGACCTCGCCCAAGCCCCGGCCAACCCACCTATCGTTGATGGTCGGGAACTCGGCCGCCCAGGGGACATGCGAACGGACGTGCACAATCTCCCGCGCCAGCCGGACGGCAAGCTCCGTGAAAAGGCCAGAGTCCACAAGGGTTAAAGTGGCGTCGATCATGGCAGTACTGATTTCACGCGCTTGGTGCGCCGCTTCAAGTCGGCTTTCTGCGCAGCGCGAACCTCTGCCAGGTTGCAGACCAGTTCCGCTGCAGGACTGATGGCCGGCAGGCTGTGCAACTTCGGATGCGTGGCAAAGAACTGCTCTTGCGCCGCCCGCAGGTCGCTTTTGTACTTGGCGTAAGGGTCAATCATTCCTGAACACTCCTGAGCCTACTCTTGGCCATTTCGCCCGCCACGTCCATCGCGTGCCCTTGGGCGTCGCGGCGCAGTTCGGCCTGGTGCTCCTGTTGCTCCCGGCGCAAGTCAGCCCGGTGTCTGCGCTCCTCTTGCTGCTCTTTCATCTCGAAAGAAACTTGCCTCTGCGCAGTCCTTTGAGCGTGAGACTGCTGCGCAAGTTTTGCCTTGGTCTGCGCCGTGAGGACAGTCGCGGCGATTTTCGCCCTGTCCTTGGCGTCCACACCGCCGCCTTGGCCATTCCCTGCCGCGCTCTGTTGTTGGAATCGCTGAGCGAACCCTTTCAAGAGATTGGTGATCTGCCCGAGCGCCTGTTCGTACTGTCGAACTTTCGGTGCTTCATCCTTGCTTTTCCCCATCAGTTGTAGGAATGCCCCGACGTGTTGCGCCATGTTCCCCAGGCCGAGAATCTGCTCCCGGGTGCCAACGCCCCCACTCTGCTGCACCTGCTGGACGATAGCGGTCATGTCCCGCAGCCAGACCTTGATGTAATCCTCATACACCATTTGCGGAGTCGGCGTGAGCGGCAGGCCCCGCATGAGGCGGTCGGTCGCAAGCTCCGCGTCATGCGCCGACCGGCTGATTGGCTCTTGGCCCTTCACCGGCGCGAGGTCTTCGGCTATCTGGGCGTTGCCGGTCGTGATCAGGATGCCAGTATGATCGACCTTGCGCTGCGCCTCCGGACCGAGGTTAGCTCGCACTTGGTTGAGATACTGCACGATGGCCATCTGCACGGTCTTGTTGCCAGCGCCCATCGCGGGCTCGCACTCGACATCCCATCGCTCGACATTGAGGTACTCTGGGGGCACGCCGTCATCGAGGCAGCCTTTGCGGAACTTCCGGGCTATCGGGTCCGGATTGTTCTTGATGCACAGCCGCCGGCAAATCTCCCTGGCTTTGAAATTTTCATAAGTGCCCGCCATGGACACGACCCCGCTGACCAGAGTGTTGACCGAGTTCTCCTCAGCCATGACTTGTGTAGCGGTTTTCTCTTTCTCGCCCCGCACCTGCTGATTGCCGCGGGTGTACGCGGCCGAGTGGCGCGTTATCAAATCCCGGTTGCGCTGGATTACGAGTTCGATGAAGGCCGGGTTCGGCTCGAATCGTTGGCCGCCCTGAACGAAATCCACGCCCGGGGGGATAACCCCCATGTGCATGAAGTTAGCCTTCTTGATGCGATTAAAGTCGTTCTGATTAGCAACGCGGAAAAACCACATGAGGTCGCTGAACGCCTGCTCAGTGAGCTTGCAATCGAGCCGGTTCTGAATGTCCACGATGCCCCAAATCATCCAGCCTAGGCTGCGCACCGAATGGTACTTGAACGGCGCCACGCAAGAACAGTCGCCGAAGTTGCAGTGAATGATCTCCTGCCACGAGTTCGCGTATTGCCGCTTGCCACTGGTGTAGAGCCACTTGCTCTCAGTCTCGTTTGCAACGCGATTGGGCGAGGCCGCCGCCCGCTTCGAGTTCAGGTCCACACTGCGCCCGCTACTCGACCAGTCGAGGAAAATCCGCCGATACCAACCCGTGCCGTTCTCGTACTCCCTGAAATAGAAATCCCAATAGTCAACGGTCGGCACGGCGTCGCTCCCCCAGAAACCCTTGTCCTGCTTGATCAACTCCTCCACGCGCTCGGGCATGAACTGGAACGCCGTGGCATTGGGCTGCTTCTGAGTCTGCTCGGCGGCGTACTTCAACTCGCTCATCACGAGCGGCAGATTCCAGCCCGGATCGACCTTGGGGCCGTGCGTTTTCGCGTAAAGCTGCGCTGGGGTCATCTCTCGGAAGACGGCGAAGTACTCCAGGTTCTCAAAATCAATGTCCGTCTCGCTCGGGATCATCAGACTTGAAATCGGGAGCACTTTGGGAATGGGCGAACGCCTGTCCGCCCAAGCAGTCGGCCCGATGCCATGCAACAGTACGCCCGCGCCGGTTTCGCGCACCTGCGAAATCATGCAGAGACTTCGTTTCAAAGCCCGGTTCAGATGCGTCGTGATCGTCGTGCCCCACTCCTGGCGCTTCCACGCCGGCCCCGAGTCCAGACGAACGGTGTACCAGTCGCCAGGGTGTAAAAAGGCGCCAATCCATTGAGTTCTTGCATCAGTAAGATTTCCTGTCCCTTCCAAGAAGTTCCTGTTCACTTCAATGTTATTTTCCTCCGCCGTGCGACGATCAAAAGGCGTGTCCCCGTTATACGTACGATTCAAGACAAGCCTATCCTCAGACCGAGGTAAATCAGCTAACCTCATATCCCAGACACATTGCTCAGTTTTTTCAACTGTGTCGAATTTGAGAACCTGGTCGGTGGACTTTTTTGTCGTGGCAGCCATAAGACGCTTTTACGCTTGTTGCGGGGAAGAGTCAAGGTCAAACCCGTCTCACGCGGGTTGCGCGTGCCTGCCCAATGACGGAAGGCAGATGGTCGGTGGCTAGTGGCCATTGAATTTGTCTCATAATTCAGGTGAAATGTCAAACGATTTCCAACTCCGGGATCGGAAAGATGAACTTCACGCCCTTGGAGCGGGCGAACTGGTTTTTCTCGAGTACCTCGGCCCGGAAGTTCCAACAAAAAACCAGGACGTAGTCGGGCAACTCGCGCAGGATGGCGCCTTCGTCAACGACGGGGATGTCAGTGCCGGGCACCGTCGTGCGCTGTTTGCCCGGAGTCGAGTCGGCGACCCAAGCAATGTCTTTGCGCGTAAAACCGCAGGCGTTGATCCAGACAGTTGACTTTGCGGACGCGCCCAAGGCAGCGACGGTTTTGCCGGTGCGGCCAAACTCAAGCACGGTCTCAGTCAATTCGCGCCTGAGCAACTTGCATCGTTGGTCGAACTCAAGCCACTTGGCGAGATCGACATCTTCTTTCTGGCGGAACTCAGCCACGCTCGGATGGACAAAGTGGCCGCAATCGTTCCGTTCAATCATGAGCACCATCGCCCCGCCGTGAATCGTGTAGTGGATCACCCGATGCAAGTGCAAGCCAGTCGTCTTCAAGACCGCCTCGATGGCTCTGATGGACAAGTAGCTCAGATGCTCGTGATAAATCTGGTCGAAGGAGTTGCTGTCGAGGATGTCCTGGACCCAGGGGTTCTCGATGCAGACAAGGGTTTGTGGGCCGCAGAGGACTCCGATGCCGGCGAAGAAATCGTGCCAGTCGTCAACGTGGCAGAGGACGTGGCGGGCGAGGATAAGGTCAAAAGGCTCATTGTTCAAGTAACCGGGCTTCGCAAGAGCCTCTGCCAATTCCTTTCTGAAAAATCCGCTAAACGTCCGCACTCCGGCCTTGCGGCCAACATCCGCCAAATTTTGAGCCGGCTCAATCCCCCACACACGTTCGATTCCACATTCCCTCTTGATCCAATTCAGCAGCGTGCCATCGTTGCTGCCGATTTCCAGAACGGACTTGATGGCCCGGCCTTGGGAGATGTCGGCCCAAAGCGCCGCGAAGTGCGCCTTCATCATCTGGCTCTGGCTGGTGACGTAGAAATACTGACTGTAGAGAATGTCGGGCCGAACCACGATGGACAGTTGCGCTAACCCACACTGAGGGCAGAGTAGCACTTCGAGCGGCGCGTATCCGGCCCGCTCATCGCCGGGCTTGCGCCAGTCATTTGCGAGCGGCTGGACGCCCAGGCTAAAGACGGGTTCGAGGCGGCTCTCTTTGGAATCAGCTTTGATGCCAGGGGCGCTGGTGGGTTTGGCGTAGTCGCACGCGCGGCAGTGGGTATGGAAGGTGTACATAGGTTATGGAGTTGGCGGAGCAACGACGTGATAATAAAGATTGAGTCGGTAACGAAGGCATTCGAGGCAAATCGGGTGTCCCCGGCGGGCGTTGCTCAACTGCTCCTGGGTGAGATCCAGGAAGCTGCCGAGCACCAGGCGCTGGTCCGACACGCAGCCACAGAGCGAGGTCTGGCCGTCGTGCCGGATGAAAGTAAAGATGTCTCCGGCCGGGCAGACCTCCTGAACCGGGAACTTTGCATATCTCCCCACCGCGTCTTGAGGGGGAACAATCAGCCGCTCGATGTTCTTTGAGAACGCTTCGGTTGGCGGAGGCAGCAGCTTTTCCCAGTCCTCGCCATTCGGTCCGAGCACAAAAGGGGGCACTGTTCCCGTTCGCTCTTTTTCCAGCGCCCGCAGATATTGAATCGTGTTTTCCATGCTGATCGCTCGCGCGTAAGAATAGATGAACTGGAATCCCAGTTGCGCCGTGAACTCCTTCATCTGCTCAAACTCCGCGCCGATGGTATCTTTGTACATGTGGTAGTGGACCATTACATGCGGCGGCTTTGGGCACCTGGGAAGCGCGGCAGCCAGAACCTTGAGCCCGGTCTTGACCGTTTCGAGATCGCCTCCCAAATGCGATTTACCGTAGGTATCCTGAGTGAAACCCGAGACGCTGATCAGCAGGCTGTCCAGCCCGGACGCCAGAACCTCGTCGAGGCGCTGGAGGTGGTTGAAGTTCGACGCCATCTCGCAACGCAAGCCCCGCTGTTTTATCGCGCTGATGGCTTCCGGCAGTTTAGGATGCAGGAACGGTTCTGAGTTGCCGTACGGCAGAACGACGGCGGCGGGGTTCTCAGACTTGATCTTGTCCAGGATCTTTCCCAGCAGATTCATGTCCATGATCGCGTTTCCCCTGGTGTAGTCGTACCCCTCCTTGTTGCCTGCCGCGCAGAGGACACAACGTAGGTTGCAACCGCTGTTGATCTCGATGAAGTAGCGCCAGGCCCGAGTCTTCCAGACATCGGCGGGGATAGGCCCCCCGCACTCGGTGTACGGTCGCATCGCTTCTGCGTAAGCGGCGATCAGCGAACTTCCGTCATCGGGTTTTTCGTTCATGGCGTGCAGGTTGCGATTTTGCTCGGATTCCATCCGGGATGGTAGTCCATGACCTTCGGAAGTCGAGGACCATTCCCGAGCCAGACTTCGGCTTCGTAACGGCTTTCTGGGGAATCAAGGCCGGAAGTCTTGATGCGCTCGCGCTCCATGATGGACGGCAAGCTCAGCAGATAGGAGGCCCTGGCCCACCACCAATTGCCAGCCATGATGTGCTGGCCGGGAGGCGTTGCTGGCGGCTCCATGTAGTGAACCCCGGCGACATTGAATCCCTGGTCGAGAGCAGCCACGCATTGCCGCCAGTTCTTGATGACATGCTTTGCCATACAGGCCCGCCAGCGTTCACTGAGAGAGTGGCCCGGCGGGTGCGTTGCGCCTTTGGCATGGTGGTAACAGACCAACCAGTCCTGGTGTCCCGGCAGCCATTTTTCCAGCATCAGGATCGTCCGATTTTCTGTGTGGCAGGTGAGGCCATGCAGGGTGATCTGCGCCTTGGCCGGCAGAATAAGCCGGGCGACTTGCAGGGTTTCCTCGCCGCCGTTCAACCCCACGTGAAATTCAGCCGCCGCGCCGAGTAGCCCCGAGTCCCGAAGTTGCCACATTTGGCTGATGATGATGGCGAGCGCGTTTTCCAGCAGGTTCTCGGGGCTATCGAGGAAAAAGAGGCCGTGCCAGAATATCGCTATGGGTTTCATCGGCGGCGGGGATAGTAGGGATATTCGCACATTCTGTCTCCAGCCAAAAGAGCGGACTGGTTTCCACGTCCGTAACCTTGACTGTCGGAATCCCAATCCTCCCACAGGAGATCCCGGGTCCACGTCACGACCCACGATTTGAGGCCCCGGCTTTTGACCCAACTCGTGAAGCATGTCGGTCCATGCTCAAAAGGATGCCTGTCCTCTGGCCGAGAAACGAGCCGGGGATATTCACGGAATAGCGCCGGGGGCATCCAGAAGGCCGTAGTGCGGATGTGCGGCCAGACCTTGACACGCGGGTCGCCTCGGTTGCCCATCGCGCCATACTGCGCAAGGCCGTGTTTCTGCATCGCGGTCATCATCCGCACCAGCCAGCCCTCACCGTTGAAGTACGTGGACGCCCCGAAAAACACGATCAGATCGGTATCACACTCACGGGCGGCGTGCTGGAACGCGCCGATGTCATACCCGCTGTTATCGTGCTCAAGGAACCGGAGGCGGGGGAGCGAGGCGAAGAGGCACTGGGTTTCCGCGTTCTCTCGGCAACCGTTGAGGACAACAACGGTGTCGTGTTGCACCGCGGGCGGGAAGCGGTGATAGGAGTCCAGGAAGCGCAGGGCATAATGCTCGTACTGCGGGGCGCAGACCGGATAGACATAGACGACGGTGGCAGTCATACTCCGCACATCCCCTCGCACTCGGCATTGAACAGATTACCCTGCCCGCGTTCTTCCTCAGTGCGAAAATCAACCTCCGATAGCGGTTTGCCAGAGCGATGTAAAAAGGGCACGCCTCGAAAGCCGGTCGTAGATGTTATCGCCTTTTGCAGTCTGGCCTCATAGGCAACTGCCCGGCCAAATTCCTCTGGTTCTTTTATCTTGAGTCGTCGCCATTCGGCGTTCGAGTGGTACGGGCAAAAAACACAGGCTGACCTGGGCGGCACGGGATGACCTCGTTCGCGCATCCATGCGAGGCAAGCCGCCCTGGTAATGCCGGCGTCAATCAAAGGCCAACGGTGGACAATCCCTTTTTCTCTACTCTCCTTCATCCGCCAAACTTCATCGGCAGAAATCCCAATCCAGAATACTACCTCCCGATCCTTCCCGCGTAATTCTTTGGCTTTGCGAATGAGCGGTCTGAGTTTGGCGTCCCGAGTACATTGACGCATGAGCGGGCCTTGGCACTTTCCATCTTTCCACATGAAAGCGGGCGGCGCGAGGCGTGTCCAAGTCTTGCCATTGGAGGATGTAAAAACGGTTGTGGATTCCTCTTCCAGGCTGCCGCGAGTCACCCGATGCACCGGAAACGGTAGTTGCTTTTCCAGCCAGTCCAACCAGACATAAACTGACTTTGGCTCGGCTTGCGTGTCGGCGAAGATTGCCGCAGTCGGCATCGGTATTATCTCGCCAGCAGCAGCCATGAGAGACATGGTGCTAGACTGGACACCGGCTCCGAGGCTGATGATATGGATTGGCTCATTCATTGGAACGGCGCATCAGCCCACCGGCTCCACTTGCCTTTGATGTCGGGCCGGGCCTGCTCCCAGCGTTCGCAGTGGTTACAGCGAATCAAACAGTTACTCTGATTGCCTTTCCAGAGGATGTTCGGCGGCGTCCGCCAGGCTCGGGGATGCCAGTCGCCATCCCACGTCACCAGGCGCACGGCGAAACCCCGAGCCTGCACGAATCGCCAGAAGGCATTACGGCCGTGTTCCCAGGCGTACCGGGTTTTCTTGTCATGGGGACGAAAGGGGGACTGGCGCAGCAAAGCAGGCGAGCAGCAAAAGCCCGTGGTATTGATGTGCGCCCGCACGACGTTGCTGGCGAAGGCGCCGTACATCCCCGGCCCGTGCTTCTCCCACGCCTCGACAAACCGCTTGAGCCAGCCGGCCCGGTGGAAGTGGACCGACTCACCGAAGCAGAGCATCATGTCGTAGGCAGCGCAGGGGCCGGCGGCGGCGTCAATGTAGGCGCTGATGTCGTACCCAGGGTCGTTCTTTCTGACCCAAAAGCGAGCCGTGAGATCGGCAAACAGCAGGCCCACTTCGCTTTTCAGCGGCCCGCCCTGGCAAATAACCAGCGTGTCGTGCGGGACGCCCGGCGGGAAGGCATGGTACGTCGAGACAAAGCGCGCGGCGAGGTCGGCTGTCTTGGGGCCGTTGGCTAAAGCGATGTATGCCAGGACGATCCTCATTGGTCGCGGCGAGTTATCCAGCAGTGGGAAGGCAGTTCGGCCATGACTTCCGGTTTGGTCTTTTGAACGATGTGGTCCAACCCCACGAAGACCTTCAGGGGGAGCTTGCACTTACACACGGCGCACGATTTCAGTTTGTCTCCTTGCGATGTTTCAAACGCGAAGCTACTGCCTTTGAGTGTCTGCCACGCTTTCACCGCAGCACGGATCACTTCGGCGGGCGCCTCAGTGTACCACGATCCAGTTTCGTTGAGAGGGCAAGCG